GAGGCTGGCGGCAAGAGCGGACAGACTTTTCATTTGGTCTCCGGTGTGGGGGATGGTGCGGGGGCGGGGGTCGCGGCACGCTTCGCAGCGGCGACACGACCGACGACAGCAAGAATCGTGCCACCGAGGATACCGACTGTGGCTGCGCCACTCTGCACGTCATTGAACAAGGCCGAAAAGTCTATGTTGTAGTGGAAGGCTTGAGCGATCATGGACCCGAAGGCGACGATCACACCGGCATGGGTCTTCAAACCGGCAGTGGCTTGGTCAAGCAGGGCAAGGCGTTGGGCGAAAGTCATGGTATTCCTCGCAGGGCAACAATGGGTAAACGCACGGAGCCGGATTCAGTTTACACGAGAGTTCGTGTTACGAGGTTCCGGCAGGAGTGTCGAAGAGTTGGCGCTCGGCAGCGCGGCGCCGGACCAGCCCCTTCTCTACTTGCCCGTCAGCATACACCCATTTCCCGAACTCGTTCCCTGCCTCGTCGAACCGGCCTTGGTTGACCAATCGGAGCAGGGTGGAGGACCGCAAACGACCGACCCCCTCGTTGTAGCAGAAGCTCGACAGCGCGTCGAACTGGCCTTGGGTGAGATCCACTACTACCAGCCTGTTGACGTAGGCGCCGGCACTCTCCAGTTCAATCTGGAGCCACATGTCGGCCATCTCCTGTACGCAGGTGTCGCCCTCCTGGACGTTGAGAGTGTGCCCCCAACCGATTGTCCAGACCCCGGCACCGTCCTGGTAGGCGACAAGCCGACAGGTCTCGAAGGACTTGACAAGGGCCAGACAGGCCCCAGAGGGAAGAAGGTTATTCATCTTGCATGGTTCCTTGATGGTCGTCCTCGGCCACGAGGCAATGGTTGGGGCCAAGCATTCTGTTCAAAAGTCGGCAGATTGCAACGCATGCTTTACATTTGGGGTCGGCGCCGTGGATGTTCTTCCCGAGCACGCTGCTGATCGTCTCGCCCGGGTCCCCAAAGCGGTGGGCGGCGTCCGGCGGCAGGAAGCAGTTGAACACGGGCCCCAGGAAGGTGTTAGCGCCCTGGTCCAGAATGAGCCACGGGAGGAGCCACAGGTTGCGGAGGTAGCGGAACATATAGTCTTCCTTCGATGCGCGAGAGGCGCTCGTCAATGCGTTGGATCACTTCGGCGGCGGACTTCTGACCCTCTTGGAGGGACTCGACAGCGGTGCCCAGCCGTGCCACGGTGACGAATTGGGAACCCACTGCGGTTGCGGCGGCAGCCGAGCAGGCGATTATAGCGTCGCGGAGGAATGGAATCATTATCGCTGCCCCACCACAATCACGTCGATTTCGGTCGGGTCCACCAGGGTTGCCGCCTCGTTGGCGGTCGTGAAGGTGAAGGCCGAGGTGGACTTCGCGGAGGGCCCCGAGGTGATGATAAAGTGGCCCGACAGGAACCCCATCACGGAGACACAGTACGTGGCTGCCGCGAGGGCATTGGTGATGGTGACGGTGTAATTCCCCACGCTGTTGCGGACCACGCTGAGCCCGTAGGCTTGGTTCGTGGAGATCACCCCGCCGGTCGCCGAGAAGTTGATCCACGCCCGCACGAGACTGGGCAGGGACTCCGTGGGCATGAGTTGGAAGTTCGTGCCGTCCCACCAGACTGTTACTACGTCTCCGGCACGGACCTCCCCGCCGATCAGCGCGTTGGCGCCGAGGTGGACGGGCTGGGCCGCGACCGTGACCTGCCCAATGATGGAGAGGGTGAGGGCCCCAGTATTAGTTAAGCCCGCCTTGAAGGTGAAAGCAGACCCCGTCGCTACAGTGGCAAGGACGCTGGCCGGGAGGGTGACAGTCTGTGCGTTGGCGGTGCCGCCCGACGTGACGTAGATGGGGTTGACCCCCTTGTAGACGGCGTCGTTCACGGGCTGAAGGAAGCCCGCCGCGTTGACTACGGTAGTGTTATCGACAAAGGTTTGATCGGCCATGATTATCTCAAGGGATGATGGCGCCCGGGGCGGTGCCGAGCAAGGGTTGCAACCACGAGGGGACGTTGTTCGAGATCATGCAGCCCGACACGGCCCACCCGCTCACAGCGGAGAGCCCATAGGGCGTGCAGAAGGCGGTGAAGACGGACTCGACGTTCTGCGCCACGGGGACAGTCTGGATGTCCTGCACGCCGCGCACGAAGTCCTGCGGGTGCCGGGGCTCCCAGTGCTCCGGGCAGACGTAGTAACCCTGCCAGTGCAGGCGCAGGTAGGAGAACTTCCGCTTCCGCCCACACTCGTAGCAGACGGCGTTGTAGCTCCCTGGTTCGTAGTAGTCCCACGGGCCGCGTCCCATGTCAGTACTCCATCCCAGTCGCGTAGCCGAAGGACTGCAGCACGGGCAGTTCCTTCTTCAGCCGCTTGCCGATGTCGGTGCGGTAGCCCCGATTACTGGGCCACTTGATGTCCTTGGCAAGGGCATTGGCGTTGCGGTTGGCCTGACTAACAGTCTGTCCCGTTCCCGTGACTACGCAGACGTAGTCCCCTGCCGTGGTGAGAGTGCGCGACTCGCGCCCGCCGATGGGGGCGTAGCCCATGCACACCGAGGTCCACGCGACGCAGTCCCAGTTGCCTACGTGCCAGCCCCGGATTGGGTAGCCCACATCCTCAGGCCGGTTCGACTTGAAGGGGTAGTGCCCATGCGACATCACGATCCCCACAGCGATGTCTCGTTTCGCTCGCAGCGAGTCCTTGCCGTTGCGGAGGTCGAGGAGATATTGCACAGGGTCGCCTTGGTGTAAGCACATCAAGATGTTTTGGGCGGGCCACCCGAAGCGGATGGTGAACTCGAGGGGATAGGGAGTTCCGGTGTCGAGATCAATTCGGCAGTTAACGTCCACGTTCCCGCAGTACCCCAATTCCACGAAGTAATCTTCCAGCGGTTTGAGGACGCGATTAAATAGACTGCTTCGTGCCACGTATCGAACAACGGTTCCTTGCTCTCCAGTGTTGCAGCCGAGATCGTCAACGAGATGCTTTTTATGTTCCCAAGACTCGTTAACTTCTCGATTGAAGCCGTGAGGTCCGCACCAAGCTGAGACAGCCATTTCTGGTCCATCGCATTTCTCCTGAAACATGAGCTTGCCACACTTGCGGCCTTCGCTCTTCCAACGGTTGAGGATATATTCTGCCTCATCTGCATCCGCCGCGACAAAAGTGAGGGATTTGTCGTCCATGCCGCCCCAGGGCTTGCAGGCCACTCCGTCCGGCTGGGACCGGACATAGTCGATCGCCTCGTCCCACGACGTACAAACGTGGTAGGGCAGGATGTCGATGCCATGCTCCTCAAGAACTTCCTGCCCCTTGCCGCGATCCAACTCCAACTCGGCGGATGCCTTGTTGGCCCCAACAATGGGGTAGCCCTGCTCGAAGTAGCGCTCCAGCTCCTCGGTGTATTTCGAGTTGTTGGTGAGCAGGATGAGGTCGGCCCAATCCATCGAAGGCTTCCATTCATCGACTTTGTTCACCAGCCCGTCCCCGGAGCAATTCTCCTTGCCCCCGGGGCCTTTGTTGTAGAACAGGCGAACCTCGTGCCCCGCGTCCTGGGCCTTGATCGCCATGTTGAGTCCGACACCATCCGTGTCGAGGATGAAGAGTTTCATCAGTAGGGCTTGTAAGTGTCGCCGCCAGCGGACTTCCGCTTCTCGCGGCGCTTTTCGGCAGCAGCGACTTGCTTCTCGTTCGGCGACTTGATGCCGACGGATTTAGCGAGAAACTGAGACCCGGTCTCCTTGCCTTGTATCATTTTCAAGGCTTCACCAAGCGGCTGGACCTTCGAGGCGACCCACCGCGGGATGTCCTTCTTGGTGATTGTCTTGCCGGTGAAGGCTTCGTGTCCGTTCATGGCCTCGACCGCGCTGGTGATGAGCGGGCTCGAGGGGAAGGCGGAGGAGAAGATCTCGTTCAGGTCCTTGTCCTTGTGGAAGTATTCGTAGACGAGTTGGGGGATGGTCGCGGCCCCGAAGCGCTGCGCCGTGGCGTGTTGGTTGCCGGTGATGGCCCGCGCCATCGCGTCGCCGAGCATGGGGTAGAGGACGAGTCCGAGGACCGCGAGGGCGGCGACTTGGTCCATGGCCTTGAGGCGGTCAGCAGGGGCGACGTTCTTCTTGATGATATCTCCCATCAGGTGCCCGTAGGAGGCTAGCCGTCCGTAGTCGTACCGCCCGAAGGCAGTGGCGAGCGGGTTCTGGAGTAATTGCGACGCGATTCGCGACCCCATTACGGTGCCCGGGATGCGGTAGTTCGGGATGTGCTTCTCTACCTCGCGGATGACCTCTTGCGGGGACATGTTGGGGCGCATCGCCTCTTTCTCGAAGTAAGCTTGCATCATCATGATGTCATTGCCGCCCCACAGGATATGCCGGGAGAAGCGGTAGACGGCGTCCAGCATTTTGCCTGCGTCGGCGTAGCCGAATGCCTTGGCGACGAGGCCCATCTGTGGTTGGGTGCCGAGGGCCTTCATGGCGCGGTCCTGGAAGTTCTCCAAGAGCACCTTGGGGTACATCAGCCCGCCGCCCTCATGCATGAACTTCATGTAGTCCGAGTTCTGTTCCGTGACGGCTTTCCAAGCACGGAAGGAGGTCTTCGCCAAGTCGATATAGCCGCCCGGCGTTGTCCAGCGGGACAGGCCGCGCTCCACGAAGGAGTGGGTCGCGACGTTCCACAAGTGGGGAAGCGGGTCCCAGAACATGGCTCCGGTGATGAGGCGGGAGATTTTGCCAAGCCCGTTGCCCACGCCCCGGGCCACTTCCCCAGAGAAATCTTGCAGCGTATATGCGACATGCGGGGCGAAACGGTAGTTATTGAATTGTGGAATAGACACTCCAACCCACTCCGCCGGGGCATCGGCGATCTTGGCCCCGATCTTGTCGAAGGACGGGAGGTTCTTGATGTTCTCGATGGCCTGGGCGTTGGAGAGGGCCCGGGCGAGTTGCTGGTTCGCCTCCATCGCGGCAACGATGGGGTCGTGGTGGTAGCGGATGTCGGTGTGCGACTCGATCTCGCGCACGGTGCCTTGGCCGACCGTGTAGTCTCGGCCCTGCCATTTCACAGCTCCCTGCTTGGCCGCTTGGGTAATGCCGACTTGGCGACCGTTACGCCAGACAGTATAGCCGCCGCCCTTCCGCTTGGTGATGACCTCGCGGGCCCCGGTTGGAGTCTCCATCGCGAGGGCGTCGCGGGCCTTGAGAACGGGCGGGGACGTGCCAAGCGAGCGAGTCGCCGGGGCGTCGAAGGAGTCGAGCGCCTTGCTCACGCGGTCGAGGAAGCCAGACTTCCCCTTGACGATGCGGGAGATATAGTCAGGCACGTCGGGGCCCACTTCGTAACCAAGCCCCTTGAGGGTCTGGCGCATGGCCTCGTTGCCCGCGAGGATCGGGTCCACGTACTTGGTCTTGATTTCCTGCTCGCGGGTAGAGAGCCTTATGGACTTGTCGCCGTAGGAGAGGTAGATGCGCTCGGCGTGCTGCTGGTAATCGGGGACCTCCTTGGCGATCTTGGTCTCCACGTAGCGCAGCATCTCCATTGCCTTCTCGGAGATCTGCATGTCTCGCTTGTGGAGTTCATCGCCGATTTGACGGGCCATCCCCTTCTCCAGAGGTGTGCCCTTGACTCGCGAGGCGAGAGCAACAACGGTTGCGCCGATGCGGGGAGTGAGGAAGCCGCCGCTCAGCGCCAGCCAAGGATTCTTGGTCTCGTGGTAGATGTAGCTGCCCACGGTGATGCCCGCCGCGCCCGCTGCCAGTCCATAGAGGACCTTGGGGTCGATGGAACCGCGCTGCCCCGAGAAGTCCAGGTTGCGCTCCGCGTCGTACTTCGCACGGAACCGTTCCCCCTCTGGGGTGCGGTGCGTGTCGTCGCGGATGGTGTAGCCTGCGTCGCGGGCCTTGTCGTAGAGGCCCGAGGCGACCCGATTGCCCCGGCGGGCAGGATCCACCCACACTTCCGGAACCATGCCTGTCTCGGAGGGCGTGAGCTTGAGGTAGCCCATCGTCTTCCCGCCCGCGTCCTTGGCGACGAAGGCGTCGTAGGCGCTCTGGCGGGTGTGCTCGATCGCGGCTTTGCCGCCGTCCTTGAGGGCAATCTCCCCGTGCCGGGTGAGAGGGAGGGCCGCAAGTGCCGCGAGGGTCGCCCCGCCTTGCTTGTCATCCGGGGGCAACATGGCGTATGCCCCGGCGCCGATCGCTGCGACGCCCATGACTTTGCCGGTCTCGATGACGGCGTTGCGCAGCGCCTTGCGTTCCTCCGGGGTGCGTTCCCCCGCAGGCTTCTTCAAGATCTCGATGATGTCACGGAAGCGCGAGGGGCTGATGGGCTTGGCCCGGGCGTCCGCCGCCTCAACAGCTTGTCGGGCGTAATGCTCCTCCATCGCCGTGACGGAGTCGTCTTGCATGCGTTTGGTCCGAGCGGCTTCGTGTTCCGCCTCGCGCATGCGTTGCGTCCCTTCGGCAAGATCCTCCTTGGATTTGGCGAAGTCCTCTCGCATTTCCTGAGCACGGCGGGCGTCCATGCGCTCCGCGGTGTCGGCGGCGAAGGCTTCGCGGCCCCGGCGTCCCATTTCCCCCTCGGCGCGGCCAGCGACTTCGCCCTCGAGCGTGTCCTCGGCGCGTTCCTCGGCGCGTTCCTCCCGGGCAGCCTTGCGAGCCTCGGCCATGCGCTGCGCATTCTTGACGGCGTTGGCCTCGGCGACCTTGGTGGCCTCGGCGCGCTCCCCTTCCATTGCCAGGATGGAGTCATAGTCTCCCGCCGCAGCGAAGACGTTGGTGAGGGCGGCGTGGCGGACAACCTGTTCCTGCGGGGTGAGCGGCGTCTGGATGCCGAGCGAGTTGTCGATGGTCTTCTGGAGCGGGGTGCGCGGGTCGGGGGCGGCTTGGGGCCCGGGTTTGCCTCCCTCGCCGGGGATGGGCTTCTCGCCCTCGGCAGTGCCGTGGCTCCAATCGAAGCCGCCGGGGCCACCACTGCCGGGTTCCGGGCTGATTGCTTTGTTACGCTGGTCCACGGGCGCTGTCTCGCGGGGTGCGCCGCCGAGTCGGTCGCCGATGGCCTCCCCGGTCACTTTGGCCCCCTTGGCCCCGAGCGCTGACATGACGGTGTCAACGACGAGCTTGAACTCCTCCGGGGGGCGCCCCGTAGTTTTGTGGTACATCTCCGCACCCTGATCGACAGACTTGCCGAGGGCCGTGTTGGCCTTGCCCATCATGGACTCGTCAGCCTCGTCTCCCCACAGGCTGGCGACTACGCCCGAAAAATTCGGGGACAGGCGGCGGGCAACCTCGTTGCCGACATATTCGCCAGTCTTTTCCGTCTCCTCGACGGTCTTGTTCTCGGGGCCAACGTGCAGTCCAGTGTCGTGCCCGAGGGCGAGGGCAACGTCCGTCGCGTACTTGGTGATCGTGCCCGCGATCTGGCCGGGGACGCCGAGCAGGAAGTCGGCGGCACCCGCAACGTCTTCGGTGCCCTCCTTGAGGGCCTCCTTCATAGAGGGCCCCGACTTCGCGGCGGGGGCAGCTTTGGTGAACTCCTCGAACGAGACCTGGGGGGCGATCGACGCCTTGCGGTCGGCCTCGCTGGGCTTGAGTGGGTCGGAGGGGTCCGGGGCTGAGCCGCCCGCGAACTCCTCGAAGGAGACCGTCTGTTCCGCCATGCTACTGCTCGATCACGAAGTTCTTGCCGTTCCAGCGGGCGACAGCCGACTTGCCGCCGAACTTGCCCGAGTAGAACCGCCCAGGCTTGAGCAGGAGGGGGGATTTGATTTGGCTTGCATCCATGGCGTGGTCCTTGTCGAGGCCCGTCTCATAGGACGCCTCATCGTTCTTACCTTTGAAGAAGCCTGAGTCCTTCTCGACGGCGAGGGCGGTTGCAATGGATTCCTCCCACGTGCGGTTTGGGTTCATCTCCCGGATGCGCTTGGCCTCCTGCGCGACGTTGAAAGCGGCCTGCCCCATCGCCCCTGCCTCGAGGTTGGGGAAGTACTGCTTGATGAGTCCTGCCGCGTCGGACTGTTCCGTCTTGGTGGGTGCCTTGTCATTACCCGCCTGCGCCTTGGCATCTTTCTCGTCCTTGATGCGCCGCTCGCGATCTTCCGCTACGCGGGTGCGCCGTTCCCGGTCTTGGGCCTCACGATCGTGGTTTCGCTTGGTCTCGTCGTCGCGGGCTTTGGTCTGCTCCAACCGCGCCTTGTCCACGGCCTTCATCGACCCATCCTTGAGTTGCCGCTGAAGCTCCGGGCTCCACGGGCGATCGTACAGCCCCATCGGGTCAGGTACATTGGTCATCTTCGCCTGCATCCGATACATGTCCCACGACTGCGCGTCGAGGTTGTCCACGAAGCGGCCCAGGAACTCGGCTTGGCCGACCTGGGTTTCCATGTTCGTGTGGCGGGCGGCGGCGGCACTCTGCTGGATCTGCTGGACCACATGCTCGCGCTGCGTGCCTTGCTGGTAAAGCTTGTCGGCAGCTTCAAACTGCCCGCCCTTCTGCAACAGCCATGCCTCAGAGAAGAGGCGCGCCGCGATCGGGTCGGTATCCGGCGTGACGCCCGGCGCCCCCTCGACAGGCTTGCCATCGTACTGCGCCATGAGGCGGGCCTGCGTCTGCTGATTGCTGAGCTTGAGTTCGGCCTCCTGCGCCTGGGCGGCGTGGAGACGGTGCACGTTGGGAGCGTCGGCCAAGGCAGCGCGGTCCTTGTCCATAGCAAGGTCCTGCAACTCCAACGCCGACTCTGTCTTCTCCCCTTGGAGATACCCCGATATAAAGCTGCCGCTAGCCATGGGGGCTCCTTATGCGAATGCCGCTATGTTGGTTCCAGTGCCGGGGCGGGCTGTGCTGCTTCCGAACAACTGGCCTAGTTGGTTCCACATGTTGTCCCCCTCGTCCCCGTACTTCGCAGCCAGGAGAGCATTCTTCGCGTCCACTCCGGACGGCGCCGAGCCCAGTCCCGACAGCGTGGCGAGTTGGCCTTCGCGTTGTTGGAGGTACTGGTTGGCGAATTGCTGGTCTGCATTGGCGAGGGCAAGCACCATGTTGCCGCTGCCTGAGTAGCCAGCCGCCGCGAGGTTGCGCTGGACAGCCTGTTGATTGGCCTGCTCCAGGGATTTGTAGCCTGGGTCGTTGAAGACCTGCGAGGGATTGGCCTGGAGTTGGGAGAGTTGCTGCATGTAGGCCAGCCGGTTCGCGTCGATGTTCGTTTGGTTGGTGAGTTGCTCCCGGGAGATGGCGCCAAGTTGGCCCGCCCCGCGTTGATCCAAGATGTTGCCTGCCGTGCCGACGCCCTTGAACAGGAGGCCGAGCGGGTCGCGGGTCAGGCTGGAGATTGCGCCTTGCTGGAGCTTGTCCCAGAAGCTACCTCCGCCGCCGCCTGCCCCTGCAGTGCCCACATCAGTTGGAACCGCCGGGCCGGTGCCCAAACCTACGGGGTTGGTCGGGGCGTTGTTCGTCATCACGGAGAAGGGGTCAGTCGCCGCGCCGGGGGCTGCCGCTGGAGCGGCCCCGCCGCCGAACAGGCTGTCCAGCCCGCCGCCGCCTTGGATCAGCCCAAGCTCCGATCCCACGAAGGCTCCGCCCCCCGCCAGCGCAGCGCCGGTCAGGTCGGTGCCCAGGTTGAATTTTTCCCCAGAAAATTTTTGGCCCAAAGCTTCCCCGGCGAAGCTGCCGAGGCCCACATCCAAGGCCAGGGAGGCGCCGCCCGTCTCGGGCGCGAGAGCCAGCCCGGCGAGCCCGCCGAGGACTCCACCAATGTCTCCCCAGATGTTGCCGCCCCCACCCCCGCCAAAGAAACCGGATGCCATGTCAGAAACTCCACAAAAGGGGCTCTACCCCAGGAAAGTATACCATCACCGAGAGATCAAATACACCACTGGCGCCGCTCCTGAGTAGGTGATCTTCACCTTGTCGTTGGGGAAGACGGTGACAGCCCCGTTGGTGAACCCGAGGTCGATGGTTGTTGCCGCCGCCGTGACGTAGGCAATCTGGGAGACCGAGACCCCCTTGATGACGTAGGTCTGCGTGTAGCTGGTCGAGTTCGTGAACGTGACGGGGGAGGCACCCACGGCGGGCGTCGTCACCACGGTCGTGGCGCCCCGATGCGTGTGGAAGAGCGAAGCATCGGCCAAGCGGCCCCCCAACATCCCAATAGTCTGTGCGGCGGAGAAGTGGAAGAAGTTCGTACCGTCGCCGCCGTCCAGCCCCGTGAGGGTGTTGTGCGTGACCTTGATCCCGAAGTTCGAGTTGAGCACCTTCGCGAGGTCGAGGAACCACTTCAACCAGTGCACGTCGAAGGTGGGCCGCTCCGTCGTCCGATCGATGTCGATCAGGATGTTGTGCGTCGGCGGGAATTGGAGGATGAGGGCCATGTCACCTCTGGAGGATGACGATGCCGGGGGCGGTTGTGCCGCCTGAGGAGAGGAACTCCGCCGCGCTGGCGATCCCATTGACGGTGTTGCCTGCCGGGGTGTAGTTGGCCTTCATCGTGGTGAAGGTGACGCCCGAGCTGGGGACCGCGAGATTGCCGAGGCTGTACTCTGTCTTGCCGACGAAGGAGCCCACAGCCACGTCCCCCTGCGGAGTCGCGTCGGTGAAGGGCGCAGGGATGGACAGCGTCAAGCCCTCCGTGAAGTAGCACATGCCCAGGCTGGAAGAGCGGAACGTGGGCAGCGGGACGGTGAGCAGGCCCGTCCCCGAGGCGGAGATGGTCGTATTGTTGAACCCTGCCGCAGGGTTGGTGTAGATGTTCTGGAATGGAAGGACCGCAACTTGGATCGTGGAGATAGCGCCCGACATCGTGACGGTGAGGGTCTTGGCTCCGGCAGTGGTGGTCAAGCCGTCCAGGAAGCCGATCTGGGATTGAAAGGTGAGGTTGAGGCCCGAGGCGAAGAAGGACGATTGCCCGCCCCAGGGGGCGCCGCCCATCCCGACGAGGTTGTTCTCGCTTGTGCATGTCACCGAAGAGATGTTGGTGAGTGCGTTGCCTACCGTGGTCCAGGTCGCCACGAGGGCGAGGTGTGTGGCAACCGGGATGGAGACCGGCGTAGTGACGGTCGCGGGAGCGCCGCCAGCCGTGGAGTTGGCGGCTCCAGTGCTGAAGAACGAGGGCCCCGACGCGATGGTGTAGGTGATACGCAGCGAGTCCCCGGGCTGCACCGGGAAAATCCCATCTGTGAACCCGAAGTTGTAGGCGTTGGCCCCGGTCAGGTACTCGATCTTGTTGACCGCCTGGAACGGGTCATCCACCACGATCCACCACACATAATTCGTGGTATTGGTGAAGGTTTGCGGGGAGGCCCCGAGCGTCGGCACGGTGATGGCGGTGCCGTAGTGGTTGTGCAGCGACGTGGCGTCGTTCGCGGCAGCGCCGATGAGCAGGGCCCGCTCCGTCCCCTTGAGATGCCGATCCACGGCACCCCCAACCCCATCCCCGCCCTGGATGCCGAGGAAGTTGTTGTGGTAGATCGCCGCCTTGTTCACGTTGGCCGCGAGCCGCAACAACCAGTCCAGCCAGATCTCGTTGAACGTCGGGTCCTTCGCGTCGGCGTCCACCGGCAGGACGTAGGTCGGCGCCTGCTGGAAGTTGAAGGGATAGCCCATTACCTCTCCAGTACGATGACAGTGGGTGCCGTGCTGGTCCAGGACACCACGACCTCGGCATTAGGGGCCAGCGGGACGAGGACGTTGGTGCCGACGAAGATGAGAGAGCCGCTGGAGGTGTAGCCGACCTGGACCCCCGTGCCCCCCACTATGCTGGCAAGCTGAAGGTAGTTGCCGCTGTTGGTGTAAGTGAAGGGCGACGTGGAGAGGGTCTGCGTGTTGACCTGGGTCGTGGCCTCGTAGTGGCCGTGCTCGGAAGAGGCGTCTGTGGTGGGACCGCCTGTCAACAGGTTGTAGTCGGCGAGGCCTAGGTGATAGGCATGCGTCCCGTCATAACCCTGCACTCCTAGTAGAAGGTCGTGCGCGGGGATCGCCATATTCTGGATCGTATTCAGGAAGTGCCAGAGGCGGATGAGCCACGACAGCCAGTGCGGCGAGAAGGTGAACCCGCCTCCTACGTGGCCGAAATCCGCATGCCCCTCCGTGCCGCCGTCCGGGGCCTTGGGCACCTCAACGATGACGGGGTCGCTGACCGGCGGCGACTCGATGCTGGAAACGGGGAGGGCCACTAGAGCGTCCCGATGTCAAGCTGGAGATCCACAGACGCGATCCGCATCGGCGTGTTGCACCCGTGCCGAAAGTGGTAGGCGCGGCGCCGGAAGCTCCCCTCGCGCATCAGCAGCGACCGGCGGGTCCACATTTCCACGCGGCGGTACTGGGTCCAGGAATTCGGGTCATAATCGTTGTCGTTGTGGCGCACCAGGAAGAAAGAGCCGTTGGTCTTGTCCCCGACGATCTCGAGATAGTTCAGTTGCTTGCTGCGGCGGTTGTTGCCGTCGAAGTTGGGAGTGTAAATGTCCGCGTTGAACACGGTCCCCGCATCGGTGTAGGTCGTGGTCGAGAAGTTGTACAGGTTCCCGTTCGTGGCGTGCTGCAGGATGATGTTCCCCGAGGAATCCGTCGTCGAGGACACGTAGGGCATGTAGTTCCCGTTTGAGTCGGCCCAACGGTGCCAGCGCTTATCCGAGAGATCGTAGACGAGGGTGATGTTCAGGGAGACAATCGTGCATACGTAGAACTTGTGGCCCCCGATTTGGGCCTGCCACGAGTAGATGGTGTTCGAGTTGGTCACGCCGAGGATCAAGCGCTCGATCGGCTTGGTGCTGATTTGGGTCGGCTTTGCGTTGTCCAGCAGCATGAAGATGGGATTGCCGTCCTTGCCTTGCGCCATCCAGATCAGGACGCCGTCGATGTCCTGCACTGACTCCCCGGAGACCGCGCCGTAGTTTACCTTCGCGCCCTGCACGGGGCCGAGCGGCGAGCCCGTCGCGTTGCCCGCGTCGTAGAAGAACTCCGTGCTCCACTGCTTGAAGTCCACCACGTAGACGAGTTGCTTCCAGAGGAAGCGGTTCTTGTCCGACTCGACCTGGGCCGCGATCGTGTTCGCCGAGGCGGAAGGCCAGTTTGTCGGGTCGTTGATGTTCGAGCCAATGATGTTGTTGGCGGTGTCGGCGACGTAGAGCGTGCCGTCGAGGTAGGCCCAACCCTTCACGAAGGCGGTCGGGAAGGCCGAGGCACCGCCGGTCGTGATGGCGGCGAGCGTAGTGCCGTCCCAGGTGTACCCCTTCACGCCGTTCCCCAGGACGAGGCGGGGGGTGGCCCCAAGCGTCTGCCCGAACCGATAGAGGCCCCCGGTGTTGTCAACCGTTCCCAGGCTTGTCCCGTTCTTGTACAGGGTATTGTTGAAGACCGTATACACGTCCCCCAGCCAGTTCCACGTCCCGGCACCGGCTTGGCTGGCCGCGACTGTAGAGTTCAGTACGGTCCCCGGGCGCTTGAAGATGTCGTACTCCTTGGTCTCCTGGTCCGTCACCTCAACGTAGCAGTTGATAAGCTGCGCGTCCTTGGTGGTCGTCGCGTCCCGGTTGTCCGGGTGGATGATGAGGGGGAGGCGGTGGGGAACTGCAACCGATTGGGCTTGGCCCGCGCCTTGACCTTCAGGCATGACAGCCTCCTATCGGAAATTGCCGCCAGAGTAGGCCGACCGTTGGTCCGTGGTGAACATCGTCGAGGGGTCCTCAACGTCCCAGTCCTCGATCTGCATGCGGAACATGGCCGCTCGTTGGGCGCACCGGGCCTGCACGGCAACAGGCTGTCCCGAGCACATCTCGTCGGCGAGTATCCAGCGCAGCGCGAGGAACCATTCGATCGGGAAGTTCATCGTGTCCTCGAGGCCCGTGAAGTTGGTGATCTGTTGCTGGATCACGAGGCGCATCGTGCCGTTCGCGGCAGTGAAGGCGTCAGGAGGATACCAGACGTTCACGATCACGTTGGTTTGCTGCTTGTCCACGAAGTACGAGTTCATCGGCCCCTGTTGGGTCAGGATCGACAGGCGCGTGTACTCGTCCCGCGAGAGGGGGATCAGCGGGCGACGGATGTTGTTGTTGTCCTGGTAGATGCCCTGGAGGACGCGGAGGGGCCGCGTCGAGATGAACACCCCGCCCGGACCCAGACTGTAAGCTCCTACCCCCTGCGTGAGGGCAATGGTCAACTCCTCCTGCGTCCAGAGCTTGAGTCCTTGGGTCTGGAGGTGGTTGACGATGTCATTCAGCCGGTTCGCTGCCTCGGCGTAGAGTTCCGAGGAGGGCGGCTGGCCCTCAGGGATGATGCCCGCGTCGATGAGGGCGTAGAGGATCAGCCTGTCCGGCGTATTGAAGGTGACGGGACCGGCCATTTAGCCTCCCATCATTACCTGGAGTGTAGCTCCCGCACCCGCGATTGCAGAGACGTTGGCCCGCATCCACCGCCAGGAAGTGTTGGACGTGCCGCCCGCTGCGGAGGCCGGGGGCGTCCCCGACACACTCAGCGAGGAGCCATCACTGACCCAGTTGAGGTTGAAGAAGGTCACTGGGAAAGAGCCGGTCGCGGTAGCCGCCGAGGACAGGGTCGCGGTGTTCGCCCCCACGGCGGAGATCGTCACCCCGATGGGGAGGCCGATGCCGATCGCCAGCATGCCCGAGTTGAGCAGGGCGAGCGGGTTGTTGGGAGCCCAGAGCAGCGGGACCGCCGCGAAGGCATTCGGATTGGTCGGGATGATGGTCGTGTTCGAGGCCAGGGTGCACTGGATCGTGACCCCCACGCCTGTCAGCGGGTCAATGGTGCCTTGCATTTGGACCGTGGCAGTCGGGGTCGTGCCCGCCGTCATGAAAGCGAGAAAGGCTTCGTAGATGTAGTCGCGGGGCTGCGGCAGCGAGTTGATCGGCGCCGTGGTTATGGTGTAGGTCGGGACCTTGAAGGGGTCAACCGCGTTGGAGCCGGTCGGCCACGCGAAGGTGCGGCCCTGTTCGCCCGCTGCAAGCTTGACGGAGTTGGAAACGGCCATCACTACATTCCTTGTTTTGTACAATCGAAGGCTATCATGAAAGGGACAATCTGTCCTTTACCACTTCCTGGTGAGGCCAAAGCCAGATTTCCGGTAAACCCTTCTCCAGCATCGCCGTCCGGCTTTTGGAACTCCAGCCATGTGGCCTCGAGCTTGCCTATCCCAAAGAGGGACATGATGTACTTGGGCTTTAGGCCGTCCCAATATAGGCGGAGTGTGTTGGGAATCTCGATGGAGTAGGCCACGCTATCCACACGCAGGGACTTGCAATTGAGCTTCGAACAGTCTGTGAGGACGGTCATCGGGAGGGGCCGGTCATCAAGCACCCCCTCGATGTGGACTACCAAGTTGCCGCTACCGGCACTCCCGCGAGTGACCCGAGCCTTGACGCCGCTCATGGTGCCCTCGCTTAGTTGAACTCGGTCGCGACGTTGTACTCGTCCCAGTACATGGACCGCGCATTGGCGGTCGTGTTCACGAATCCCGCCACCACTTGAAGCTGCGTGAGCGGCAGGATGTTCATCGGGTCGCCCACGGCGGGAACCGTGGGGCCGAAATTGGTCGTGGTCAACTGGGTGCCGGTCGCCGCGAAGAGCGGACCAATTCCTGAGGTCGCAAGGTTGTAGGTGCCGCCTGCAGTCACGCCGGTCCCGCCGGGGTTGCCCACGTCCACCGCCGCGCCTTGGATTGCCATCACTTCGCGGCCATTGATGCCGACCACGATGCGCCCGAAGCCGTTGTAGTAGAACTGAAGGTTGATCCAGGGGTCGATTTCCGCCGTCACTGTGGTGTAGGCACCGTTGCCCTTGTTAACAATCCAGGCGTTGGCGATGCCCGCGTAGGGGATCTGCGTGCCGAGCCCCGAGGGATTCAGGAAGTTTCCCTGCACCGATCCGCCGAGGGCAGTGGCTAGCATTGCGTTGGCACCTGTGGCACCTGTCGCGAGGATCAGCGGGGCCACGCGGTAGCCCGCGCCAGCCGCAGCGACCACGGGGGTAGTGTAGTTGCCGCTGGTCAGCGTAAAGGTGACTGAGGCGTTGGCCCCGTTCGGATCATTGAAGATGCCCGAGGGGTTGTTCAGGTCGCCGACGTTCTGGAAGGTCGTGACGGTGCCACCGTTCTTGATGACGAAGTTGACGGCGGTGCCGCCCGCAGGCTTCAGGAAGTAGACCCCGTTGGTGGCGGCGGACAGGTCCGCGTTGTCGCTCAGTCCGACATAGAGGTTGATGTCCGTGTATGACCCGGCGCGGGCGATCCGTGCATCGAAGAACTGTCGATTGCCAAGCATGAACTGCTGCGACAGGGCCGCGTTGGCGACCATGATCTTGTCGGAGCTAGTGGTGCCGGTCGTGCTGAGCTTGACCGCGCCGCCGTTCCAGTTGAAGTTCGCCGCGGTGCCGTTGGTCTGGGTGACGGTGTAGTCAACCGAGCGATACGGCAGGAAGTCCTCGTTCTTGTAGATCGTGTAGTCGGACGTGAGGTAAGGGAAGTCCTTGAGGACGTGCCTTGGGGGATAAGTCGATTGCCCACTCGGCGAACGAGTAGGCGGTTTACGGTCAAATGCGGCCACGGCTAGTGCTCCTGTAGGCGTCTGATTTGACGCCCCCCCGGGGGAGGGCGCCCGCAAGAGAAAGCTCCATAAGAGGAGCATCAGAGGCTCCCCTTACCGAAATATTACGGACCATTCGAGGCTGCAAGAGCACGAGGGTCAGTGACTCCGACAGAGAAGCGCAGGTAGGTTGAGGCTAGCGCGTTCTTGGTCGAGAAGTCGTTGTCCTGGTCGAAAGTCGGTTTCTGCCGCCACCAGAACATCATCCCATTCGGACAGTTGGTTCGGATGAACCAAGCGTGCGGCGAAGTGAAGTAGTGATTCAGCTTGATCCCGCCAGGGAAGGCATTCGTGCTCTTCAGCACGTTGAGATCGTTCTGGTTGTTCCCGGACTGCAAGGCACTCTTCAAGATACGGTTCGCATTGAACCACTCTTGGCGGGCGACGTGCAGGGTACGGGGCTGAATCGAGATCAGCAAGCCGCGATCAGTCGAGAAGCCCATGATTTGAATGCACAGGTCTTCCAGGGCCGCTTCGGACAAGTCCGCCGGAGGGTTCAACGCGTTGCTGAAGGTACCGCCGGTAGTCTGCACGTGAGCAGTGTTCACGACGGAGACGCCGTCCGCAGTCAACTGAGTGGTGAAGGCGTTGTTGTAAACAGCCGCCGCCACGTTCTCAATGGTCTGTCGGATGGAGAAGGCGTTGGCCTTCGCTCGCCGCATAGACACCTTCTCGTACAGGTTGTCCTCGAGTTCTTCGTGCGTGACGATGTAGCCCAGTGCGTAGGCCAGGTGGGTGTACCGAGTCACGGGACCCTGGATTTCAGAGTCGAACGTGACGGGCGCGCCTTCCGCCTTGATCGGGGCCAGCCCGAAGCCAGTTACCTGGACATCCTCCTCATACGCCATCGTAGAGTGTTCGATGTCAAACAGGTCCGGGTATTCCTCCTGGTGCTCCGCGTAGATCTGTCCCCAGAAGTCATGGATTCCGGGCCACAGAGCTTTTGGGTGGGCACCAGTGGTGATTACGCCGCCAATAGTCATGTCGGTCTCCGGTTACGTGCCAGCCGTATTACCTGCGAGGTCGTGCGAGTTGATCAGCACGAGCAGGCGTTGGGCTAGGGCGAACGGGGTATTGGTGATGGTGCTGTACGGGCGCTGCACCACTCCCATTACGCGCAGGTTGAGGGTCGAAGTCGTCGCGTAGGTCGTGTTGTCGAGAGTGACGCCGGACACGGCGACCCCCGCAGCAGGAGCCGCATAGACGAAGTTCGCGTTCTTGTTCATCGAGGTCGCCGTCCCGGCGGTGCCCGAGTTAACCTCCTGGATTTCAAAGATCACATCAGGGCTGTCCACCACAGCGACGTAGTAGTTCTTGGTCTTGGTTGCAGGGATGGATACCAGAGTCAGGTTGGTCGGGTCGATGAAGGGCCCACCTTGCGCGTTGGTCCCTACCGCAACAATGACGCCCCGGAAAGGGGAACCGGCGGAAGCCAGTGTAACGGCGGGAATGCCGTTCGCGTCAGCATTGGCGGAAGTCTTCACGGGGTCGCCGACAGAGTACGCATTGCCGTCCGCAGACAGAATGCAATACATGTGGGCCTGCCCGTTCCACTTGGACCCGTTAAGGTGCGCTACCGGCGAGAGGCCGGACGGAGCATTCGGGTTAGCCATTGGCTACATCTCCAATTGGGACCCGGAAGCCGCAAGACTACCGAGTCACGGTTGTACGTTCGTGTTTCTTGACGTAGCGCATGGCCGCATCCGCACCGTCTTCCTTTTGACCGATTCGACCACGTTTAATCGCGTCGGCAATGGCGTCGTTCCGGGCCTGGAGAGCCGCCTGATCCTCCAAGAACCAGTCGAGGGGGATCTTCATCAGATATGCGCGTTGGGGGCCTCCATGCCGCGCTTCTCCGACGACTATACTGACACGATCGCCCTCGTCGGTACTGCCAGACTGAGACACGTCATTTGCGACGTTCGTCTGGTTGATGTGGACTTCGGAGGGGCGGACGAACTCATAGCCTGCCTGCATGGCTGACTCGATGCGCCCCGCGTCGTCGTTGAACCAATAGCAGTGGAAGCCCGGGATCTCGGGCACCCAAAGCTTCTGCCGGGGGGCGGACATGGGAATCCGCTTGCGAGCGGCCACGTCGGGCTTGGCGTTGCGGTTCTCCCCTGGGTTGACGAAGGGGAGGTTGGGGAGTCTGATAGTGGGACGATCCATTTGATTCTCCGATTAAAACTGGGCCCAGTACTTCGCGGCGTAGCCTTTGTGCCAGTCGGCCACGGTCTCGTAGGCTTTGCCCTTACCGACGAGACGGTCTTTGAATTGTTTGGTCGCGATGTCGCGGTGCGCCTCCGGGATGTCGGCCCAGGACTTGCCGCCGCTCCCTCCCCCACTACCACCACCGGAATGGGCACCCCCGCCTGCCGCATTGCCCGCATCCCGCTCCCCACCAGCCGGGGCGAACTCCGCTTCCACGCGGCGCGCAAGCTCGTCCAGGAAGGCGCGGCCCATCGTGCGGTTGCCCTCCTCACGCATCTCGGCGGCGACCTCTGCCGCGACGGCGGTCTTGCGCCGGTTCACCTTGTTCTTCTTGTCGTTGTACCAAGGGTTCTCTTTCATCCAAGCCACCATGTCCGGATGGAGTTGGACATCGGGTTGAGGGGACGGCGACGCAGCCGACGTGGCTTCCGCTTTCTTCTCTTCCTTGACCACGGCCCGGTCGAGTTTCGAGATTTCAGACTGGATGTCCACCTCTTTATCCACGTCCCCGTCTTTCTTAGCTTTCTTCAACTCGGCCAGCAGATCGGAGCGAGCCTGCTCCACCTTCTGTTTGGTCATGTCGTCGTTGAAGTCTTTGAGGGCTTCGATGGCCTTGCGGGACTCCACCAAGGCCTTGTCCATGCCGCTGATCTGCGACTTGAGTCCTTGGATCTGCTCCTTCGCCGAGCGCAGTTCCTCGGCGGTCTGGTCCGGCTTCTTCTCTTCGGACTTGCTATTAACAGTCTGTTCGCTCATTTCAGTTCCTCAGTAATCCGCGCAAAAATATCGGCGCCGTTGACCATGCGATAGGCTTTGCCATCCGCCGGGCCTTGCATCAGGGTCCCCGCCAGCCGGGCAATCATTACCAAGTCGCCGGGCTTGGCGCGGGGCTGCCGCTCGTCCAGCCAACACTCCGAGCCTACTGCAACCACCCGAGCCCGCTGGTCGTGGATGCGGGTGTTCTGCCGCACGTGCTCTGGGATGTGCAGGACGCTCGATTTGATTTCGGGTTCATAGGGTTCCACGAGGACCGCGTGGCCCAAGGGATCAAGTCCGCTGGTGTTGTTCATCGAATTTCTAGCTCCGGGTAAAGGTCAATAGGTTCGATCTCGAAGAGATCGGCGAGGCAAGCGATGTAGCCCAGGGCGCGGGCGTTGAGTTGACAGGTCTCGTCAAAGCTCGCTCCGGTGTGCTTGCCAGCCGCCCACTCATCCTTGAGGAGGGCCTCCCGCTCCACCAGAAAATGCCGAAATCGCTTCGTGCAGGGATGAAGGAGCCATTCCTGGAACTCCACCTCCTCCGCCCTCTTGACCTGCTCCACCTGCTCCTGGTTCTCCATGCAGCATCTCCGCGAGTTTCAAAACCTGTTCGATCCGATCACGAATGTCGTCCTGCTTCTCCTTCTGCGCCGAGATTAGAAGCTGGAGTGCCTGAAGTTTGTGGCCCCGTTCTACGCCTTGGGCCTGAGCCGCTTCCATTGCGGCCTTCGCCATGAGTTCCTGAGATTTCGCCTGGATGAGAATCAAGTCCCCTTGCAGCTTCGCGGCGAACTTCTGGAGGTCTGCCTTGACCTTGAGTTGGGTGCTCTGCATGCGCATCTGCTCCACCTGGACCTTGGGGTTCGGGGGCGGCGGGATCTTTTCCTTTCCGGGGAAGATCAACTCGCTGTTCTCTATGTGGAGCTTCTTGTGCGCGAAGCGGGTCACGGCGTCTGTATCATATCCCGGCGTGCGCAAGCTGTCTTGCTTCACCCACTCCGCCTGCTGCAGGCCCATGGTATCGCTGGCGATGTTGGGGTCGGCCTCCGGGCAGATGTCTGAGGGGTCGCCGAGGTAGAGTTCCCGCCCGACCACGAGGTTGGCAAGCGGCGGGCCGAACTTGACGTGGGAGCCGAGGTAGCGCCCATTGAGCAGGTAGAGCTTCTCGAACTCTGCCTTGTAACCCCGCCACATGCGCTTGAAGACGGCTTGGTAGATCTTCATTCCCTGCTCGATCATCCCCCGGGAGGTCTCGGCGGGGGTGTTCTGCCCGGTGGACTCGCCAACCATGGCTTCGGTTGTGCCGCTAATGCGGTTCGTGTAGTCGATAAGAAGCTTGAGTAGGTTGAACAACACCGCAGAGGGTTCCCGCACGGGCAGCGGGAAGATGGACTTCTTGAGGTCATCGCCCGTGCTATCCACTCGTTTCCACTCAAACGGGGCGAAAGTGTACACACCCCCCCGGATCTTGGCACCGCGAGCCAGGAACCCACCCGAAGTATTACTGAGAGTCCCTGCATCAATAAGCTGATTGAGGATGCTGTTGACGGCTTCATTGTTAGGGCCAAGGAGAGTGCCGAAACCAAGTCCATATACGCCGCCATCAGGTGAGGGAATGAAAGTCTTCTGACTGAACATTTCCTCGGCCTTGATGCGAACAACCTGTTCCTTGTAGTTGTGCTCCACGTCGGCCCAACGGAAGCGGGCGACGAGGCGTAGAAGGGTAGACGAGCTTGGTTCCACGGTAGCGACGTAGGGCTCCGCGTAACCGTCCTGGTCGAGGTCGAGGTAAAGGTGCTGCTCCAGCATTTTGTAGGGGGTCGCTTCGTCGGGCTCGACGGGGGCCTGCTGGCCCAAGCGGCGGTCCTCGCGCATCTTGTCGATTGGCGGGTCACTGGTCTTGGGTGGGGCCTGATACCACTCGTCGTTGGTCACATCGAGGTAGATCGGGGAGTTGCTCTTGGCGCCCGAGTAGATCTCATTGCGGTACAGGGGGATGACGTGGGTCTTGCGTGGGCAGTCCTCGACAGACTTCGCGAAGTAGTTCATCACGAGGTCTTGTGGGAGGACGAGGTCCGAGCGGTTGACTCCCGAGGGGCCGTGATGGTAGGACTTCGAGAAGATGCAGCCCAGGATCGGGGCGGCGATCAGACCCCGGTCGCACTGCTCCTCCCACGGCTGGTCCTCCTCAAGGCGCTGCCAGGACATGTGCTTGGCGACGAGGTCGGCCTTCTTCTGCTTCTCGCCTTGCGGGTCTTCACTAGGCACGCGGCACTTCACGATCTGCGGCCCTTGGTGCAGGATAGGGTAGGCCCGACTGTGGAACTGGAGCGCTGCAATCGTGATCAAGGGGAATGCAACATTCGCACAGCCGGGCCAAGGGAAATTCTTCTCCTTAACGAGTTGGAGGGCGAGGTCCATGCTTGCCTGCATGCGCCGCTCCCACGCCGTGCGGGAGAACTTGTCGATGTCGAAGCCCTTCTTGACTTGGTCGGCCAGGGCCTTGCGGTCTGTCTCGTCCAGCATCGTTGCGATGTTGGGGGACTTGCAGAGGGCTTCGGTGATCTTCAGCTTATTGCCTAGCTTGAACATGATCAGTCTTTCTTCTTCCGGAGATCATTCCAGCAGCGATGGCAGATGAGGGTGCTGCGGTCCACTGTGTGGAATTCCAGGGAATAGTTAGGGATGGGCCATGTCGCCGGGTCGAACCGCAATGCGCGATATCCCTCCTGCGAGTCGTACCCGCAGTAGTCGCAGATCTTGGTGTAAGTAATTCGGAGTCCCATATCAATATCCCGTTACTGCGTTGCGCCCGATCAAGTAACGAGGGTCGTTGCGCTCGAACTCTATCTCTTCCTCAGACATGAAATCAGACGCCTCTAAGTCCGCTGCGCGTTCCAGCCCGAGGCAAAGTGTAGCGGTCGAGTCGAAGCGGTCGTCATGCGTCGCCCCTTCACGCCCGGTAAAGCGGAGTATCTCATAGGAGTACTCAGGGAACCACGTGGCTTCCGTGTTGAAGGCAATGGCACCCGCCCGCGTCCGCTTCTGGAATGCACGCCCCCGCACGGATTTGTCCTTGACGGGCAGGATAGGTACGAGATTTAGGAAGACTTCGCGGCGGCGCATCTCTTGGTGGATGGTGGGGGAGAGGGCTTTCCAAATCACGCCGTCCTCGACGAACCACGTGTCTATGTTCCAGCGTTGCTGGAGGAGGAACATCTCGTCGATCCAAACATCGGGAGACCATCGTCCATCGCGCTGGTCAATGATGCATAGGCGAGAGCCAATTCCCTTGCAGCCGATAGTGAACGAAGTTCGGTCTGCCGAAGCGGACGTTGACACCGCGAAGTCCGCCCCCGCGTAGAAAAGGACGGCGCTCTTCTCGATGCGGTCGTTGTCGTCCGCGTCCATCGGGATGAGATCCTCGCGCCGAATGTATTGGTCTTGATTGTCGAAGGGGTCATTCAAGTATTCCTGGGAGTAGCCGGGACCATCCCCCTGGTCGATGAACTCCTGTCGAATGAGACGGAGGCGGGCCTCCGGGAATTTGGTCTCCCACAGGATGTTGGTGAAATCGTCGAAGCCCTCGTGGGCCTTCCAGAGGCGCGTCTGCCATTGCTTGTTCTTCATCAAGCTGTTCAGCATGGAATCTTCGTGGAGGATTGTTCCATGTCCACGGATGCGCCCGCCGTCACGGAGAGCCTGCTTAAGTGCACGGAAAAACCACTGCTTGAACTTTCGACGAGTGTCAGGGTTCGCAACGGCCTCGTCGTCCTCGATGTCGTCGAATATGATGAGCGACGGGCGCCCGCCGTTCCACTTTTTTCCCCGTATCGCTTGAGAAGCGCCGCGAGCAATGATGCGGAAGCGATGACCATCTTCCATGCGAACCACAATGTCAGTCTTTTGATCAGTCTCAAACTCGTCGATGCCGAAGTCCTTGCGTAGTTCGTCGTTCTCATGGAGTTCCGCCGAAATGTCGTGGAGGTGCTCGATCGCCATCTCCTCGCTGTTGCCGACCAGCACCACGTACCGATCGCAGCGGAAGAGGCAAGTCGCGAGGATGAAGACGTGCGTGAAGGCGGTGGACTTGGCGTGGTTGCGGGGTGCCGCGATGGCGCACTGCGGCGTGTCCGAGCAGTAGAGTTCCCACCCCTCTGCATGGAAGGGCGGGGACGGACGCGGGCCGTCGAACCTCGGGGAGAGGTAGGTAGCGGCGAAGGCGGCAACGGTCGTCGCGGTGAGGGGGTTCTTCATTCAATATCCCAAATCATGGTGTGCTGGTTTGGATGCCCTTGTGGCCAACCCCAACGGAAGCGGAAGTAGACATAATGCGCACCCCACAGCTTCACTACGAAGACGAAGCCTAAGATGGGCCGATTGGCAAGGTAGAGACCTGGCCTGTCCTTGTGACGCCCTTCAAAGTAGCGATAGATCATGTGAGTGGGGGCACAATGGCGAGGAAGAAGGACTTTATCAACTGCTGGCTGGCACTTGTATTCGCCTGCAATACTACCTGATAGATTACACCCGCGACCCCGCCCGTGAGGACTTGGTTGAGGGTCTGCCCCGACACCGTGGTGCTGCCGAGCACCGCCGAGGGAGTGGGGTCCACCCCGGAGTAGACGGTGCAGGAGACAGTGGTCGAGGTGATCGTCTCCCCCGACGCCATCTGATCGGAGAAGTCAATGTTCTGCGTGTACTGCTTGCTCGCCTCTTTGGGCGGGACGATGACGCGGCTCATCAGATAGGGCCTTCCGGCGCGGAGAGGGTGGATGGGATGGAAGAAGACAGGGACGGGCCAGAAGTCGATTGTGGTGTCGCGGATTGGGACAACGAAGGATTCATCCCAGTCGATTCTGGGTCCGACCCATTGCTGGAGAACAAAAGATACTGACGCGACGTGGTGATAAAAGATTGATGCGTCGATGCTCGTGACCCACGGGAAGGAAGCCCTCTGCGCGGTGACCTCGGCGTCCCCCGGCCCAAGCAACTCAGGCAAAGCAGCAAGAGCCGGATCAGGGACGCGCAGGCCAAGCGAGTAGCCTTTCGGCTGACTCTCATAGAGCAGGCGAAGAGCAAGGAGCACGACATTACGCTGCTACTTCGTCCCACACGATGGCCGAAACCGCCGAGTGCGCAACTGGCGTGGTCGTTGCCAGGAGGGCGAGGACGCCGCCCGGGGGCACGATCAATCCGCCGTCGAAGGATTCGTAGTAGGGCTCCTGCTGAGGCATGAAGCCTGCAGCGGTTGCCACTTCCGAGACGTTGTAGGGCTGCCCGCCACCCAACGCGGATGCGAATGCGACCACAAGGTTGTTGGTCAAACCGGTGAGGGCCACGCCTCCCATCCCCTTCGCGCTCGAACCTACCTGCGTGAGGGTCTTGCGGCTCCATGGGATCGCGCCCGTGGTGATCGCGGTGTTGCCGGTCGAGACTGCCCATACGAAGGGGCCCGCGCCTGTCGCCGTCAGGGCGGTCAGCGTGATGCTCAGGACTGCTCCCAGGACAACCAGGTTGGTCGCCGCATACGGGTTCCACAAGCCGATGATCGGGGTGCAGGTTGCGCCCAACGTGCTGGTTGTGAACGTCGCCGCGCTAATCGACGTGAGGGCCATCCCGCTGGCAAACTTCGCGTTGCGGAAGGTGTTTTCATAAAAACGACCTTGCAACTCGGTCGCCATAAGTCCACCTGTACGGTCGAGGCGGACCCCGGCGGCGGGTGCAACGCCGTCTGAGAGTACAACTGGTCCTACGGTGCCTGCGATAAGCATGTCATGCTCCTAGAGTGCTATTTCTTCCCAATGCCAAAAAAAGTTGCCGCCGACCGAGCCGGTACTTGCTGCCATGCCAAGCCCGCCGCCCGGGTAAATTGTGATCAACCCGCCCGTCTCGACGGTACAGGGGGTATTGATGCCGTTAGTAGCCGGGGACGTGCCAATTGACCAGAGACTCGCCAGCGGGAACAGGAAGGTCATGTTCGTGGCCCAAGTGGACGCACTATAGACTTGTCCCGCACCCATCGGGCTGGGCCCGCCGATGCCGCAACTCCCTTGCTTGACGTTGGCCGTCGAGGTCCCAGTAATCGTGGTTATTTGGTAGTTCTGCGTCAGGGTGATGTATCCACCCGCCGGTCCACCGGACAGGTTCATGTACCCCGTGAAGAGCAAGGAGAGCAGTTTACCTGAATTGAGGGGATTGTAGAGGGTGAAGGTCGAGCTGGTGCTTGCACCGTTGGCAAGCGTGATGGCGGAGGTCGAGACCCCCCAGAACACGTTGCCCTTCATCGAGGGGTCGGTGTAACGCCCGTGGCCGTCTGCCGTCATCAACTCGGAGGTCAAGCCCAGGCGAGCGATTCCCTTGACGCCAGCGGCAAGTCGCCTGAGCCCCTCGTTGCCTCTCAGGAAGCTCATTGCGCGGTCAATCCAAGATCGTCGGTGAACGAGGCACGGATCGCCTCCGGGTCATTGTCGCCGTAGCCCTCTTCCCCAAGTTGGTGGGTGAGGACCCGCAACTCAATGAGGATCTGCACGAGCAGGGTCTCAATAGGGTTGCTGGTGACACGCTGTTCCCCGCCGACGCTCACGCTGCCCGTATTGAGTGGGAAATTGGAATCAGACAGGACGATGCGCTGCCGTTGGACCGAGACCCCGTTGACGAGCATCTGGAGCGTGTCAACGAACTTGCCCGTCGAGTCGGGTTGGAGTTGGACGAAGAAGTCGCCCGCGGCGTCAGGAGTAGCCATTAGATTTCCTCATAGCGGCAGGAGAAGGCCACCAGGATAGGAGAGGCGGGCGGCACAGCCAGGAACAGGCTGTACCACGTGCTGACATCGACCAGATCCCGCTCGTCGTTGGTGAACAGGCGAACGTAGGGGATGAGCACGGACCACGCCTCTGCCTCCTCGGCATAGTTGAGGGTGCCGACGGAGGTCGGGAAGGTGGTGACGGTCGCGGCTGCGACGACGGTGTTTCGGGGATTGACCGGCTTGGGGGTTATGGTTGTGCCGCCTGTGGGGCCGCTCGAGCGCCGGGCAATCTGCACGACCAGCCGCGCATCGTTGGTCTGGTTGCTGGTCAACCGGATCTCGTGGATGAGCGCCTTCACCCCGGCAGGCATGCCGATCGTGAAGATGTCGGTCGCGCTCACTCCCGAGGACAGCAGCGCGGGCCCCGAGTTGAATGTGTACATCAAGCCATTGGCAGCCATCAGCGCTTCCCTTTAGGCTTCCTTCCCGTCTTGAGAGATTGTCCGGTTGAAGACTGGCAGACGCGGGCCGCTTTCCCCTTGTCCATCCCCTTGCGGACGTTGCTGTCGTAGCACCGCCCAACCTTGGAGTTCTTAGGCATTATCGACCTCTACTACTGGCCCGCTTGGGGACCGGGGATGAGGGGAGGGTCCTGCGTTGGGACAGCGCTTGAAGGGTCTGCGGGGCTGGCCCCTGTTTCCGCTCCCGAAGGGGCGATGTCGATGACTTTCGCATCTTGAATCCTCTGTTGGAACTGTGGGGAGAACAGACTATTAAGCTTATGTTTAATAGCCTCGATCCGGTCCTCGAGGGGGGTCCCCGAACGGTCGGCGGCAATCTCATTCCTGCGGGCGTCAGTCAGGTGCCGAGACCCAATTTCCAGCGCCTTCTCAATGGCGCGGATCTCCGGGTGGGGCTTCTCCAACTCCTCACGCAGCTTGGCCTGAGCAAGGCGGACCAACTCCTCGAATCCCTCCTCAATAGTCTGGAGGATGGCGGGGTCTACAAGCTCCGAGCGCCGCTTCGCCAGGCGCTCTTTAAAGGCGTCGCTGGACAGGATGCGGCTCATCCAACTTTCCGTCACCCCGAAATTCTTCGCCAACTCCCGATTGGTGACGCGCACCCCGGCAAGCTGGGCCCGGATGATGTGGTCGATCAACCCGTCGTGGGTATACCTGACCTTCTCAATAGACATTCGCGGCAGCGCTCCGACGCTCCGCCCATTCCCGGCTCCCTAATTCCATTATAGGGCCCAGCAACAGCCTGTCAACCTCCATAAGCATGCTTTATACCGGGGAGGGGCCCCCTTGCGCGAAACTGACCCCCTTCCAAACTTTCGCGATTTTGCGCCAGGGCCATAAGCCCCGCGCAGCGGCGGCGAATTTGCCCCCCCGGCACCCCCTCGGGCCGGGCCACCCTCTGGGCCCCGGGACAGGCTGTCCGCGCTCCGGGCCGGCAGCGAGGCGAGCCCCCGACCCCCGGGGGCGAAGCGAGCGGCGCCAGCCCCGAGGTTTGGGATTCGCGCCAGGCGGATTCCCCCTCCGGGCCCTAGCCAGGGCCGACAACAGACTGTTGAGTCAGGCATGGCTAGTCTGCGGTGGCAGGGCATACCCTGTCCCATAAGGGGCACCCCCCACCTGCACCGGTAGGTGGATCCACCCCCCTCCCCTCCCCTGCATTTGGTATAAAAAAAATTTATAGTTAAATTCATTTTTTGAATGGCCCCTCTACCTGCCGGTGGGCCGGGGGGGTGGGCAGGAAGGGACAGGGGGAGCCCGGTCAAGGGGGACTGGCCATGCCTGACTAGCCATCGCGGACCCTCTACCAGGCGGCATAGAACCCTCTACCAGGTAGACCCCTCTACCAGTAGGGGCTTTACCAGGCAGCATAGGGGTGACGTAAATTGCGGCACATTGTGACGCCCAGCGGCAAGGGGATGTGCCGCCCGCCGTGCATTAGTACCTAAAAACCAGTCTGTTGGGGGGTGGCACGGGGATTGCTCTAGTGCCCTGTCACCCCTTGGGCTGGCTGAGGGGATCACAGGAAAGGACAGGCAGAATGTTGACGCCGATTCAAGAGTTACAGCGATTCGCTCAGGGCGCAGTGGGCGTCGAAGGCTTGGGCAAACTTGCATTGATTGAGCTAAAACGCCAAGTAGACGGGCACGTCGGGGATACTGGCAAGCTCAGCAAAGAGCACTTCGCGGTTTGGGCAGCTAGCCAGGATCTCGCAGTGCTCATCCCAGCAGCGGAAGCAATCATCACGAAATCGGGTATAGCGGGAGCCGCGCAGCCGACGCCATCTGGTGACTCCAGCGACGAGCTTGCGGGAGTGCTACGCAAGGTGCTCTCGCGCCCGGCAGGTGTTGATGAAGCTGCAGTCAACGCCATCATCGAGCGCAAGCTTGCCGTTGCACTGCAGGGGCTCGCTCCGCACAGGATCGTAGTCAGCCAAGCTGGCGAAGTGACGCTGACAGATTGCGTGCATCCGATGTTCGAAAGTGTGCTCCGCGAGATTGCTGCGGGGAACAATGTGCTTCTCGTCGGCCCGGCAGGCACGGGCAAAACCACGCTCGCGGGGCACGTCGCGCAAGCGCTCAAGCGGCAGCACAGCATCCTGCACTTTTCTGGGGGGATGAGCGAAGCGGACATCACGGGGCGCCTTCTCCCGGTCAAGGAAGGTATGACATTCGACTTTGTTGAGTCGGACGCGCTGCGCTGCTATAGCGAAGGCAACGCACTGATCACGTTTGACGAAATTGACCGCGCCGACAGCAATACGTTGACCTGTGCGCATGCTCCACTGTCTAACGGGCACTGGTTTGTGCAAGCTCGCTTTAAGGCTCCGCTCGTCGATCGAGGTGAGAACGTGGGTTTCATCGCTACGGCGAACACGTGGGGAAGCGGGGCCGATCGTATGTACGTCGGCGCGAATCAGTTGGATGCCGCGACTCTGAATCGCTGGAATACCCAAATTGAGATCGACTACAATTGCAAGCTTGAAGAACAGCTTGCCACGGCCTACGCTTTGCCAGTGATCCACCTTGCGCAGATTTGGGAGATTCGGCAGCGCATGCAAGAGGCAAATTTGCGTCGGATTGTTTCGACGCGCAACATTATCAGCGCTGCGCGAAGCCTGCAAGCGGGGACTTCGTGGGAGCAAATTCTTATCCAGACCATAACTCCGGGCTGGACACATCAAGAGCGCGTAACTGTAGGGGTCGCAAAGTGACAGCGACTTTCCAGCCCATAGTGGCACGCTTCCCTTCATCTTGCTGTGTCTGCCGGGCGAAGATCGCAGCGGGACAGCCTATTGGATACGACAGGCAAGGCGCAAAATCGCAGAAAGTGGTTTGCGGGCCCTGTCTGCAAAAGGGTGCGCTTCCACAGCAAGCTTCGGCTCCAACGTCGAAACCAGACCCTATCCAAGCAGCTATCCAAGCGGCAGCGAGCCAAGCGGCAGCGAGCCTAGCTGCACAACAACAGCCTGCGGCAGCGGCACTGCCAACCCCGCCAACCCCGCCAGTCTCGCAGGGCTCGCAGGGCCCGGTATCGATCACGCTCAATGCAACAGGCTGGCCAACCGTGCCCGGGGTACGGGTGCATGAGTGTGAAGGCGCGGGGCAAAAATTCGCGCACATAGACTGCGACAACATCGAATCTCTGAGCGTCTATGCGCATCAAACACCTACAGCCTATAAAAACATCAACAGATGGAGGCATACCAAGGGAAACGATGACGGGCCGGAATGGTTTGGTCTGCCCTTGGCGGAGTGTGTCGCTGTCTTGGCGAAGGGTCTTTGGCCAGATGGTGCCGGGAAACTCCGCGCCGCTCTCGGAGATATTGGAAATGACTTACCCGCTCCGCAATCTATCCTGCGCAAACCTGTCCGCGACTCCCACGGCGACACGCTGGACGTTCAGCGGGTCTTTCGTGGCGATCTCGAGCGTGCATGGGAGCGTCGCAAACGTACTCGGGCTGTTTCTCGGCGCCATGTGACCTTGTACGTGAACATCGCGCAAGCCGCGAACCGCTCAGCAGAGGAACTTTTCTGGCGTGGCGGCTGTGCTGCAATCGCAGCGAATCTTCTCGAACAAGCTGGTTATTCCGTTGAGCTTGTGCAGACGATTTGCTCTGATAATGTGTGGCCGGAGAAGAATGTTTCCTGTCTCTTGACTACGATCGCAAAGCGGGTAGATGAGCCCGTCAATCTAGAGCGCTTAGCAGCGACTTTAGCCTTAGCTGGATCATTCCGCTATCTTGGATTCTTGGCACGCTGTCAGGGACCTTGGGCAGTCAATTTCGGGTACGGCAATACTCGGAGCCGTAGTGCAGATCTTCTCGGCGATATCGATCCGGGCTCGATCGTAATCGAAACGGGAGACGTTACAAATCTTGCTCAGGCTCGTGCAACACTTCTCAAAATTCTGGCGCCTTACATGGCACCCGAGCGGATCGCTGCGTAGAGTGTGAGCCTCGGGGGTGTGACAGACTCCCGCAGCGCACATTGTTGTGCGGACAGCCTAAGGAGCAGTCTAAGATGGAAACGTACAAAGTTGAACCCTTGCATGCTAAGCCTTACTGGGTCGCAATCCAGGTAGTGCCCGGGCGCAGACCCGCGATGCCGGTGCTGTGTACCGGGGATTCGGAAGAAAAGGCAATCGCTCGCGTCAAAGCGGCAATCGCGGCTAAGGCCGAATTCGACAGGCAGCAATTCCTTGCAGCTGAGGAGGCGGAGCGCGAGATAGAACTGTCGGCGGAACTTGCTGCGGAGGCGAGCGTAGCAAAGGTGGCGGGCGAGCTTTCAGATCCAACAGTCTGTTGTCCTCGTGAGGCGGAAGAGGCGGAATACATCGACAACGAAGCGGCGCGGGGTGATGCAGCATGAGCATGAGCCGAAAGCATTTCGTAGCAATGGCAGCAAGCCTTGCTGCTATTCGCCGCGACATTCTCGAGTCTGACAGTCTGGAGGATGTCAAAGCAGCCCGCATCAACATCTTGCTGCGTTGCGCGCAGGCTTTCGCGGCAGTGAGTCAGGAGTCTTGCGAGGCATTCAACCGGAGGCGATTTATGGGAGCATGCGGCTTCCCTGCCGAGTCGTAGTCAACCCAACGCAATACGCAAACGTTAAACTATCTGGGAGGATACCATGACGAAACGATTGACCGATCCTGACTTTTACTACGTACCCGCAGCCGAAACGGATATCCGTCGCACCTTCGATCGAATCCGCAAACAACTTGCCGAGAAAGCAATGGGCAAGACGCAACCGCAAGCCATTTTTAACTTCGAGCCTCAGCGCAAGAAAGGAAAGCAATGAGCAACCAGCAGAAGCAAGACGACGATAAACTCAGCATCAGCCTCAGCGTGGAACAATTGGCAATAATTGGGGAAGCACTTCTCAACTACACCCTTTTCTTGCGTAAGACGGAATGCAGCATCGCAGCGGACAATCAGAGAGTGGGTAATCAGGAAGCAGCGCAGATAATGGTGAATATCGAGCATCGCATTGACGTAACCGTTGGTATCCTGCGGGAAGCGACTGTAGCCCTGCGAGCTTGGTCAATTGCTCAAGGTGAAATGACGGAGGAGGAGGCGCAATCTATCGAGAGAGAGTCGGAAAAGCGCGCACGTTCCATCTTACCTCCGCCACCGCTACGGCATTGACCGACCATGAGCGCCCGTTTCTGTTGGGAATGTGGCGGACCCCTGGAAGAAAGCCACGCAACAATGGCGCTTCCCGGGGGTGGTTCCGTCAAGGTGCATCACGTATGCCTGTCCAACGCCCGCCAGATCTGGCCGGACTACGCAGTCCGTCCGAGCGAGCGACCTAGACAGACTGTTATCGTGACCAACTCCGCTTGGGACGTTTGGGACGTTTGGGACGCTGCCAACTACTCAAAGGGTTTTTTGGATGAGACTTGACGACGATTTCGACGGGTACTATCTCGTCTGGTACTATATCGGCATCGACTTGAAACCGTGTCCTTTAAATGCCTATCTCAAAAACCGGGAGCGCTTGTTTATCTCCCAACAATTCCGCGTCGCAGACCTCCGTATCGACTGCGACTATACCGATGGGTTGCTCCCCCACTAGACCAACGACCTGCCCTGCCTGTGGCGCCCCTAATTGTTTCGGCGACTGTATTGAATTGAGGAGAGATCATGGATCTACCGAACTACCCACCGTTGGCTAAACAGACCTGGATGCAGCGGGCACAAACTGCCATAGACGTTGCCAGCGAGGCCCTGGACGAAGGGCGGGCGACACCCGAGCGGGTCATTTCCCACCTTGCCCATAACCTCCTGGTAACGTGTCGGGAACTGGACAAAGCCTACGCTGTGCTTCGCAAGATACGCGACGGAGGCTGATGTCAACCGATCGGCGCTCCGTGCGTTGAGGGAAGGTATGAGCAAGGGACGACACTGGACGGCATTCCCGCTAGACGCATGGCGGCTCTTCAAGGAGATCCTCGAGAAGGGCGAGGTTAGCCTCACCTTCGACAAGTTCGCCGACGCGCTGCGCATCAAAGCGGGGATGTGCTCTTTCGCCCGGGGCATCCTCAAGGATGGCGACAAGGCCGTGCATGGGGTGTGCCGCCTCGAGCACCTGTGCGGGCTGGCGGAACTCGAGGAGGAGGTGCTGAGTCGAACCTACGAGCTTACTAATCGAGCACTCGAGCGGGCCCGAGATTTCGGCACCGAGTGCTGTCAGAAAGATGGAAAGTGGATCGTGGTATTCGAGTCGCGGGAGAATGGGCGGATGGCCCGCCTGATCCGAGACGCGATGAATTGGAAGTCGGAGGAAGAGAAGATTGCGGAAGTGGAACAGTCTTTTCTGAGCGACGAGAAGGGGGAGTAACTGTGGGGGAAGCTTTCGTGCTGGGCGTGACGCTGTTCATCGTCGGCACGATAATGATCATCGTCGGCGTGGCACGGCTGCTTCTCTTCTGGATTACGAGACGCAAGTGAGCAAGAATGCCAAGCACACCAATTCCCGCGCTGCTCGCAAAGCGGGCCGGGGGAACGGGCGCACCCAACCGAAGCACGGCAAGGTGATGACCCGCTGGAATCCGCAATCGCCCATTTACTGGGTCAAGCTACAGGGGAAAGCCGCATGACCAATCAAGATCTTCGCAACATCTTCACGTTGCTGCTCAACGCGCTGGCGAACGTAGGGGACTCGTCTATCCTGTTCCGCGTACCGCCAGGGTTGCCCGAGGCCGTCAGTATCCAAGTCGGCGGGCAACCTACGCCCATCCAGATCACCATGCAGCCCGGCGAGGCCCTGGCTATTCTGAGGCCCGCGTCATGAGCAAGCTTCCCGATATGCCTCTCACCCGCAAGGAAGTCCAGATTGTCACCATCGATGGGAAGGCGCACTTGATGGTGCCCGCAGGATTCGCGAACAAACTGGAGAAGCGGCTGGCCAGCCTCGAGGCGCCAAACAAGAGACCCGAAATTGGAATATCGGTGAGACCGGTGGAACCCCTCGTGGGGGCGCCCTTCGATGACGAGGAGCCGGGACTATGACTATACGCACGTTGGACCGGGGTGATGGCACCCTTGAGTTGTGGTCTGACGACCAGGGAGGTTAAGAATGTTGATCGACCCTAACAGTTTTGGCCCGGCAGCGGGGGATAATGGCCCAGCCTGCAATTCCTGCAATTCCTGCAAGTACTTCGACCGCATCCCGGCCCGAGACGGAGAGCGCATCGACTCTTGCCGCTTCGAGCCGAAAGTGATCGTGCTGAACATCCCCGTAGTTCACCCGATCACGCAACAGGTCGGTATGCGAACGGAGATCCGCACGACTTGGGCGACCGTCAATCCTGAAATTGACTGGTGCTCCCACTATGACCCACGAATCACGCTACAATGACGATCCCCCTGCGGCGGAGAGCTTCCCTGGCTCATTCCCCTCCCTAGCCGCCGCGCCCGGCCCCTCCCCTGTCCCTGATACGGCGGGGGAGGGGGAAGCGGGTCTGCCCTTGTCGCGAAAGGAGATGCTCAGCAATGCGCGGCTCCCGGGGGAACCGTTTGAGGCGTACAAGCAGCGCCGAAAGTACGTGAACGGAGTCATCAAGCATTACCTGCACGGTACTGTGTTCTGGCTCTCGAGGCGATGGGAACGCGTCAAAGCCAAGGACAGCAACAACCTGTTGCAGTTGGTCAGCTACACCTACCGAAAATCCGAACAGGGTGGCGACCTACCGCCAAGCGTGCAAGGTCAGGCACACGAGTGAGGTTACCTCCTTTCCCTCGCCATACTCGTGAAGGGCTCCCTCGGGGGGCCCTCGCTTCTTGTTAAGACGTGTTTAGATTTAATAGGAGAGTGTCATGCCCTATGTTAAAGATGAAACGCGGAACTATCTGAAGACGCACAAAGCAATTTTTCCGGGGGAACTGGCTTTTAAACTGGCACAAGTGATTCAGGAGTACAAAGAGAAAGACATAGAATGCTACGCTATGCACAATGAAATCGTCGGGGCCCTCGAGTGCCTGAAGCTCGAGTACGCCCGGCGGTTCCTGTATCCCTACGAAGACAAGAAGCGCGAAGAGAATGGCGACGTTTGGTGAAACCGCGGGTTCGCCATGTCAACCAAATCGACTGCTGTGCGTTGAAGGCGATATAACCTCAGGAAAAAACCATGTCCCAGACCCCCTCCGGGTTCCACCCGAGACTCGGCAAGTTCTACCGGCTCGTCGAGACTGCTGATCCGAAATTCCGCCCTATATTGGGCAAGGTGCTGAAGTGCCTCGAACCCGGGAGCCCGAAAGGGCTGGGGTGGGGAATGGCCCGGGGGAAGTTTGAAGTGTGGGCGACGGAAGAGGTAATCGAGGGGGTGTTTAGGTTGCACCCGCTGGGTAAGAGCATGTGCAAGTGCGGGAGGTTTACCTTTCTTCATCAATGGAGGCCGAGATGTCCAGTGGAGTTGAATTAAAAGGGGAAGGGATGGGCAGGGCGCTGTCGGACCAGAAGATTTGGGCGACTAACTTCCTGCGTTTCCTTCGCGGGTACGCCAATATGAACATGGAATTCACCCTGGAGGACGTTCGCCTGGAGTGGCGCCGCCTTGACGGCCCGGCACCTCGGCACGTCAATTCCTATGGCGCGATCTGCAACGGCGCTGTCAAGAAGGGCTTCATTGTCCGCACAGGCGAGTACCAGCGGGCGAAGGACCCGCGAGGCCACGCCCGCGAGATGCCGGTCTGGATTGGGGTAGATTCACCATGAAATATCTCACCATAACTGTGGTGTTTCTGGTCGGGGACTGTCTGTTGCTCTCAATCGCCCTCTTCTTCTACTTCTTGTTCTGGGTAGGTCGAGGCGTCTGCGCTGGAAGCGAAGCCGTGATTGAAAAGCTTGCCCGCTACCGGATCATGATGGAGGGATGGTACAAATGACTCCGGAGATGGATGCAGCATGGGGTGCCGCCACCGCGTTCGAGGAACTTGCCAAGATCATCCGGAGTGGGGAATGAGCCTGACCCAAGAGCAGCGCGCCCGGAAGGCCGAGCTTGAACTCAAGGTGACACGCGGCGAGGCTCTCTCCGAGGAGGAGTTGCACGAAGGATTCTCTCTGATGCGCGAGGACAGGCGTGCTGCCTTCCATGCCAGCGAGGGGGCTCGGAAGAAGAAGGCCAAGGCCGTGGTTAAGGAAGTTGGGGAAATCGTGAAGAAACTCAGGGAGGTAGCATGAATGCTGGGAGCTGCAAAGCGAAAGTGCCCCCCCGCCGACCTCGCGGAGCAAGGTGAATGAGCCTGCGTCTGTTCTTCTTAGCTTTCATCCTTGCGGCGGGGATTAGCCTTATCAACCTCGTCGCCAACCGGACCGCCGTCGAGCGGACGCGGCAAGAGCACTGCGAGGCGCTTTGGGACCGGATCTCCCATCCCGCGATGGACCCGGACGGCACGCCCGCCGAGGAGACGGCAGACGATTTCGCAGACCGGCAGGACTTCTTGCGGCACTGTGCGCCATGAACGGCCACGACTGATCTTGACTATCGAGTGCAATTGTTGAAGTCTTGGGAGAAAGATGATGAAGATTTCTGGAGTGTTCCGCGTAGCGGCGGAGATGATGGCGGAAGGTGTGGGTTCCCTTTTTTGCTGTAACTCAATCGAGTGTGTGGAAGCTGCTGCCAAAACCCGCAAGAAAGCCTTAGAGTATTTCCGGGGTTTGTATCACCCTGAACGCGATTCCTCCAAGGAGAAAGAAGGGGGCTGGTTCGGTAATGTGCTGCTACAGCGTAACAAAGACCGGCGCCTGATTGCTCTCTGCCTGGCTGCCGATATTGCTGAGCAAGAGGGTCTCTGATGCCCTTTCTCCGCCCGCCCTTCCCCGAGTCCCTCGACTCCACCTTGGTGGGTTCCTTTCGCTCGTGCCCGCAGCGCTTCTACCTCGAGTACATGGAGCACTGGAAGCCGAAGTCGTCCAACGTTCACCTTCATGCCGGGGCTTCCTTCGCTAAGGGGTTGGAAATAGCGCGGAAACGTTTTTGGATAGAGACGGCTCCCAAGGCGATTGCTATCCGGGCAGGACAAGAAGCCCTGGCAGAAGCTTACGGAGATTTCCAGTGCCCACCCGACTCGACGAAGTCCAAGGACCGCATGATCGGCGCGTACAACTACTACATGGACCGATTCGACATCACGGCGACTGAGCCTTTGGCTCTGCATCAAGGTCTCAGCCGGGCCATCGAGGTGAGCTTCGCCACGCCGCTCCCCGTCGAGAACCCCGAGACCGGCAGCCTCGTCCTGTACACGGGACGGGCCGACCAACTGGTGAATTACGCCAAGGGCAAGTTCGGCGAGGATGACAAGACCACTTCCCAACTGGGCGCCTCCTGGGCGCGGCAGTGGGACCTCCGCTCGCAATTCACCGGCTACGTCTGGGGGTTCGGCGAGCTTGGCGTCCATCTAGACGGATTCCTGATCCGGGGAGTTTCCATCCTCAAGACTAAGTACGACTCCGCCGAGGCGATCACTTACCGCCCGCAGTGGGAGGTGGACCGTTGGCTGGAACAGACTGTCCGCGATGTGCAGCGGATGGTGCAGTGTTGGAAGGACGGTTTTTGGGATTACAACCTGGACCACGCGTGCTCTGAGTACGGGGGCTGCATGTTCCAGCAGGTGTGCAAGATGCGGGATCCCAGTGACCTTCTGCCGGCTTACTTCGAGCGGCGGCGGTGGGACCCGTTGCTCAGGACTGAGACGAACTTGGATGAGAAGGGGACATCATGAAGGGGAAGCACGATGCTTCGTGAATTCTTCACTTGGAGGTTGGAGGCTTTCTTCCTATTCTTTTGGGTTGTCAACGCATTCGTCTTGAACCAACTGTTTGTATTCACCCGCGACCAACGCAAAACCATCTGGCGCAAGATCCGCATTCCCCTTCTGGCGGGCATTCTTGCTTTCGCCTTGACCACAGCACTTTTGATCGTTTGTTTCCTTTTCAACTGAGGGCCCTATGAAACGCACCATCATCGCTGCCGCAGTCATTGCTGCATTAACAGGCTGTACCCGAGTTGAGACGGGCGAAGTCGGTCTGAGAAAGGAGTTCAGCGGGACAGTCCAGACCGAGCCTCTGGGCACCGGCTTTCACCAGACCGTCCTCGGCTCCGTGCTCGTCTTCTCTGCCCGCGAGGTGCTCGTCCCGGTCAAGGACCTTCACCCCGTCACCGCCGACAAGCTCCCAATGGAGGACATCGATCTTCAATTCACCTATCGGGTCAACCCTGCCGCGATTCCGTCCTTGTACACGAAGTACAGTGCGGCCTACCACGCGGAACAGGCTGGCGAGATTTTCCCCATGTACACCTTCGTCTCGCAGTTTGTCCGCAGCGCTGTCTCCGACGCCATCGCGAAGTACCCGGCCCTGGTGGTCAACGACAAGCGAGACGAGATCGTCGGCCTGATCCAGACAGACGTGAACTCGAAGATCAAAGCCGAGGGTCTGGAGAAGGACTTGGACGTGGGCCAGATCGTCTTCACCAACGTCTCGATCCCCCGTGTTATCTCTGACAGCACGGCCAAGGTCGTAGACCAGCAGAACCAACTCCGGGCGGCGACCTTCGCAGCGGACAAGGTGCGGATGGAGGCTAAGGGCGTCGCAGATGCCGCCGTCATCAAGGCAGAGGGCGAGGCCAAGGCCATCCAGGCACAAGTCCAGACCATCACGGCAGCGGGCGGCGAGTCCTATCTGCGGCTGGAGGCCATCCGGCGCTGGAACGGTCAGATGCCTCAGTACATGGGGGCGCAACAGCCGCTCCCGTTGGTCGGAGCAGTGAAGTGATCCGCCTCCTCGCTGCCTTCGTGTTGGGATACCTTGTGGGGGTCATTGTGTTGCCGAAACCGTGCGCGCCTCCGGCCCCTGTCAACCAACACCCCACCCACAACGTTAGGATTTGATATGGGCATCAACCGCGCACGTCTCCCGGGAGTTTGCTACATCTACATGAACCACTTTATCAAGAAGCCAGGCTGCGGGGAGCCGCCCATCGTGGTGGACCGAGGAGGCGAGCGGGTGGTGTATTGCAACGAGGTACGGATCGTGAACGATAAACAACAGGTTCTTGCTCGCGTCGTCTTCGACCCGGATGGGCTCGACGCGCCGTATCACATCCCAAGGGTTTGGATTGAAACTGCTTACAACGTGGAAGCGAAATGACACACGAATACGAACTGATTCCCATCGGGGGCGTGAAGGTAATTACTGAGGGGCCAACCGGCACGGGCAAGACCTACGCTGTCGGCAGCCTCGTCGATTGGGCGGACAAACACAAGATGAAGGTAAGCGTCCTCTTCACAGAGACGGGCCTGGAGACGCTCATTGGGTATTGGACCGACAGGTCCTTGCCCATTCCATCGTGCCTGTCCTGGCATTCCGCCTTCACCCGCCCGTTGGGGCTCGCGGACATCGCAGGGATGGCGAAGAAGGTCGGCCAGCTACCCTATGAGTCCGTGGTCAAGCTCACCGACCCGAACCGGGACAAGAACAACGCCTTCGTGCCGATCCTCGCGGCGCTGTCGGACTTCCCCGACGACCGCACCCGGACCAATCTGGGCCCCGTGGACAAGTGGGGCGTGGACCACATCCTCGTAATCGATGGGCTGACCGAGCTATGCAACTCGATCGTCAAGATGATCGTCGGCTCGCGGCCCACCATGTCCCTCCCCGAGTACGGGCTGGCGCAGAACAACCTGATGAACCTTCTCCGCCTCTTGACGCAGGGCTGCACTTGCCACTTCGCCATGATGGCCCACGTCACCCGGGAGAAGGACGAGATCACCGGGGGTGTGAAGCTGATGACCCAAGCCATCGGCAGCGCGGTGTCCAGCCAGATCCCGCCGCTCTTCTCGGACGTGATCTACTGCGTCCGCGAGGGGACGAGCTTCTACTGGGATACCGCCCGCCTCGACGTGGACGTGAAGACTCGCAACCTCCCCATTGCAGCCAAGATCAAGCCGGACTACGCACAGATCATGGACAAGTGGCTGAGTCGCATGATGGGTGCGACGCGCACTCCGTCAACCAAATAGCCCGCTGTGCGTTATACCCTTCGTTCAACCGTCACCAGGAGTCACCCAATGTCATTGTTTGATCCCGTAGCATTCTTCAACGCCGCCACGGACGTGGTCGATGAGCGGCGCGGCCTCCTGCCCGAGGAGAACCCTTATCACGACAAGGGCTACTACCTCGCCAAGATTGGCGAGATCACCCCCGAACGGTTCCGTGGCGGTGTCTCCCAGAAGGGTAAGAAATGGGCCCGTGTGGACATCCCCGTTCGCATCCAGGTCCCCCCGGCACTTGCCACCGAGCTTAGTCTCGACCCCGAACTTACCATCATCGACGGCGTGATGCTCGATCTGGACGAGGACGGCAATCTCGACGAGCGGCAGGGCAAGAACTCGCGGCGCCGCATCTACCGCGAAGCAACCGACACGAACGTCCCCGGCTTCAAGTTCGACCAGTTGTCGGGCAAGATCGTGCTGGTGCGCCTCAAACACGACATCTATAACGATCAAGTCCGTGAGCAGGTCGCGGCGGTGTTCCGCGCATAGATTCTGAGGTCGCAGGCAATTCCGATCTGCTTGCGTTTGGGGCCCCTCGTGGGCCCCGCTTTTTATCTGGAGATTGACATGGCTATGAGTTGGGTGAAGCTGCGCGAGGGCGAAGAAGTCTACGTGAATCTTGAGACGCATATAGCCTGCGGTTTAGTGGCTCCCTGCCGTAGCAAGTTGGAGCCCGGGGAAGTGGAACATGCCCCTCGTCAGGTCACTGTCACTTGGAGGGCTCTTAACATTAACGTGGACCCTCAACTGGTGGGTGAGTACATTAGCCTCGAAGCGGCAAAAAAGGCTATTGAAACAATATTCTCTGCTGGCGAATGATCCCCGAAGGACCCATCCCCGCCCGCGTGATGATCGTGGGCGAGGCGCCTGGGGAGTGGGAAGAGCGGACTGGTCGCCCGTTTCAGGGGCCCTCCGGGCAGGAACTCAACCGCATGCTGGAAGAAGCGGGCCTGCACCGGAGTCAGTGCTTCGTGACGAACGTCTGCCGTCTCCGTCCCCCGGGGAACGAAATCGCCAAGTGGATCGCTCAGTCGAAGAAGGCGATCGGGCCTGAACACGTCCAGTGGGAAGGCTGGTGGGTGCTGCCCGCCATCCGCGACGGCGCGGCCCTCCTCCAGAAGGAAATCGAGATGGTCAACCCCGAGGTCATTATTGCCTTGGGCAACGTTGCCCTCTACGCCCTGACGGAGCGGGAGGGAATAGGCAACTGGCGGGGCTCCATCTTGAACTATGGCAAGGCCGTGGTCATCCCCACGTGGCACCCGGCCTACGTGATGCGGATGTGGGGCAAGCGGGCCGAGACCGTCCAGGACCTCCGCAGGGCTGCCCAGGCGCTCGAGAAGCGACCTACCCCTCCGCACTGGCGCTTCGAGATCCGCCCGACCTTCGAACAGGTAATGGAGCGGCTGTACTGGCTGGAAGGGCGGCTCAGCCAGACCGTCCTGTGGATAGATTTCGACCTCGAGACCCGGGCGGGGCACATCGCCTGCGCGGGCTTGTCGTGGTCCCTCGAGGATGCCCTCTGTATCCCCTTCATGTCGGTCGCCAACCAGGAGGGGTACTGGCCCAAAGAACAGGAGTTCGAGATTATCAAGACGCTGCGGCGTCTCCTCACCCATCCCAACATCCTGGTGCGCGGCCAGAACCTCCTCTACGATTGTCAGTACACGCACCGAGATTGGGGCTTCCTCCCCCGCGTGGGGCAGGACACTGCGATCACCTTCCACACGGCCTTCCCCGAGCTGCGCAAGGCGCTGGACTACCAAGCCTCGATGCTCTGCGACTATTACGTCTACTGGAAAGAGGACGGGAAGATCTGGGACGGCAAGGTCCCCGAGGATGAGCTTTGGGGGTACAACTGCACCGACTGCGTGCGGACCCGCGAGGTGGGGGAGAAGAGCCAGGACATCGTCAACAGCATGGGCCTGGCCGACGTAGACGCCCGGCAACAGAAGCTCTTCGCCCCGGTGCTCTTCTCGATGATGCGCGGGGTCCGCGTGGAGGAGGCGGAGAAGAACAGACTGTCCATCGTCATGGAGCGGGAGATCATGGACCGGAAGGCATGGCTGGTCCGCGTCCTGGGCCATTCCCTCAATCCGGCCAGCAGTCCCCAGATGAAGGCACTGTTCTACGAAGACTTCGCCCTGCCGGTGGTGATGAAGATGCGGCAAGATGGTGGCCCCACCCCGAGCCTGGATGACGAGGCGCTGGAGTCCTTGGTCGTCAAGCACCCATTGCTCAAGCCACTCGTCACCAAGATTCAGGAGTTGCGCACGATCTCCGTCTACAAGTCCACCTTCGTGGACATGCCACTGGATGTGGATCACCGCATGCGTTGCAGCTACCGGATCGATGGGACGGAAACCTATCGCTTCAACAGCAAGGAGAATGCCTTCGACTCCGGGGGCAACCTTCAGAACCTTCCGAAGGGGAATGAGGACGAAGAGCGCGGCCTCCTGCTCCCCAACATCCGCTCCCTGTACGTCCCCGACCCCGGTTACACGATCTTCGACATCGACGGGAAGGGTGCCGACTTCCAGGTGCTTATCGCCGAGGCGGATGACGAGAACCTCTACCGGGTGCAGCGGGAGGTCTCCGACATCCACACGTACCACCTGAAGGAACTCGGGCTCCCGCTGACCGGCTGGGCTCACGGGCCCCGCGACCGGGCCAAGCGCTTCACCCACGCGACGAACTATGTCGGCAACCCTCGGGGCCTGGCCACGAAACTCAACCTCACGGTGAGGCAGGCGGAGTACTCGCAGAACCGCTACTTCCAGATGTACCCCGGGGTGAAGAAGTGGCAAGAGCGCGTCCAGCAGAAACTCATCACCGACCGATTCGTGGAGAACAAACTGGGCTACCGCCGGTTCTTCTTTGGGCGGGTGGACGACAAGGCCCATCGCGAGGCGTGTGCCTGGATTCCCCAATCCACCGTGGCGTGCGTCATAAACCAAGTTTGGCTGAACATTTGGGAAACTTATGGGCCCTCAGGCATCGTCGAGGTGCTGCTCCAGGTCCACGATTCCCTCATGGGACAGTTCTTGACCGACCAACAGGCTGCTATACTGCCAGCCCTCGAAACTCTCGGGAGGGTCGTCGTGCCATACCCCAAACCCCTCATCATCCCTATGAGCATCAAGACATCGATGGTATCGTGGGGGGCGTGCGGGTGAATGACTGGTCCCTGCTTCCCCTCCCGGAGCCCCGCTTCAAGGAGCCCGGCGGTTGGCTGAGTGCCTACCTGCGGTTCACGGATTCCAGCGAGGCCCCCGACTACATGCGGCTGTGGTGCGGCATCGGTGCCGTCTCTGCGTGCCTCGAGCGGAAGGTGTGGTTCGATCAGATCCGCTTCAAGTACTACCCCAACCACTACATCGTCCTCGTCGGGCCCCCGGGGCTCTCCAAGACCACGTGCATCCTCAACGCGCTGGAGTTGGTGGAGAAGGTGCCTCGCGACCAAGTCCCCTACCCGCCGGGCGAGGGGCCCACCAATACGACGTGGCAAGCTCTCTTCCATCGCTTCGAAAAGGTGGCGCGGACGGTTGAAATTCCCGGGCTGGACCCGATGCCCATGTCCGCCATGACATTGAAGATCTCCGACATCAGCAGTTTCCTGAATACCGAGAACGTGGAACTCGTGGGCTTCCTCACCGACGTGTGGGACTGCCCGAGCAAGTGGGACAAGGACACGCGCAAGGACGGGCAAAAGATCGTGGAGGGGGTGTGGATCAACATCTTGGCCGGGGCGACGCCGTCCTGGATCGCGCAGTCCTTCAACCAGAACACGATGGATGGCGGCTTTTCGACGCGCTGCATCTTCGTCTACGCGGCGGGCAAGGTGAAGAAGGTCGCTTTCGTCGAGGACGAGATCGCCGACCGCAAGAAGTACGACAACCTGAAAGAGGACCTGATCGCGGACCTCGTGCGCATCTGCCGCATTATGGGGGAGTACAAGCTTACCCCGGAGGCTAAGGCATGGGCCAAGGACTGGTATGACAACGTGTTGTGGGGTGGGAAGGAACCCAACGAGAGCACCTACCTGGGCGTGTACAAGGCACGGAAGCAGGCCCACTCGATGAAGGTCGCCATGTGCATCGCGGCGGCGCAGCGGAACGAACGCATCATCACCATCGACGATGTCAAGATGGCCGTCTCCTACCTGGACCACATCGAACCCGAGATGCTCAAGGTGTTCAGCCGGATCGGGGAGCATAGTCTGTCCCGGCTGCAGGGGGAGGTCGTGGCGCTGATCGCCCGGCGGAAGGAGATGTCTCTCGCAGAGGTGACGCGCTACATCATGCGGCATATCCCCGATCACAACCAACTTGTCGGGTTTTTGCAGGTGCTCAAGGAGAGTGGATTGGTGCGGATGGAGACCAACTCGGCGACGGGACGGGTCAAGTTCTTGTGGGTGGAGACGACAGAATGAACCTGCGAGACTGTGTCCAGTATCTTGGGTACTGCTGCCCCTTTGCTTTCTTCCGGGCGAACCGCCAGACGCGGTTCATCGTGGAGCGTCTGGGGTGTGGTCGGTCAACAGTCTGTAGGTGGAAGGCTAAGGTGCGCGACGGAACGGAAACTTGCCGAGATCTTCCGAAATGCCTGGTCCGCCGCCGGTTTTTTCAGCCTCCTCCAGCTCAACCTCGAGCTGCGCCATGGCCCGCCAAGCAACCTTAGTTGAGTGTCGAACGTCGTCCGCGTCGAAGGTTCCGGCATCGACCTGGTGCCGCACGACGCAGTCCCCGTGGTCTTGACTCTTGGTGCGGTCCCAGTGCATGGGCGAGCCCGGATTGTGCTGCTCGTTGCCGATGCGGCTTAGCTCCGCCACAGCGGCGCAGGCGCGGGGAAAGTACTTCAACAGGCCCCGGAACAGAGGGATGTCCTTGCGGGCCTTGGCGTCGAGAGGGAGGGTGCCGCCGATCCGCTCCGCGATGTGGACGGAGCCGCTTGGGGCCTTCTCCTGGTTGGGGTTGATAAGAACGGCGCTCGTGAGGCGGGGGTCGAGCCCTTCGTTGCCCTCCGGGGCCTTGCCCGTGTGCCACACACCTTGAGCATCCCGCCAGACGGGAATGCTAAAAGGACCGAATTCATAGGGGTTGTTCACAACTTTCTCCACTCCATATAGCTGATCGGGATGTCGTGCTCCTTCGCGTAGGCAATCTCCTGCTGGACACCCTTGCTGGCCTCCCATCCGTCGAGCTTCAGCACGATCAACTCGGCGGCGCGGCACAGGAAAGCCTCGTCCTGCTCCATCCAAAACGCGTGGGTGTTCTGCGTCTCGGGGACCCACGCACCGATGGGGTGGGTGTGGGCGATCGGCGAGAACACCGACACGTTGGGCCGTTTGATCATGATCTCGGCGGCGGCTTGGCACGCAGCAACGGCGCGGCGGACCCGCAGATTGACATCGCGGTGCGTGTAAGGGGAAGCAAGGTAAACGATGGACTTAGTCAATTGATCATTCTTTCTGCCGCATTTAAGCAGGCCACAAATGAAGTTGGTCGAGACGATCTCTGAGGGCGAGTACGCTCGCGTGAGCTTCGTGCTGTCGGGCTTCTTCACTTCATCGTACCTCCGCCCGCATGCCTGCTTCTTGCCGCACCACGCGGAACCAGCGTCCACAGTCCTTGCAGTTATAGCGTCGGTAGGCTCGCGTTTGTGCCGCCGCGTACCCGCGGGCCCCAATGTTCGGGCTGCCGCACGTCGGGCAGCCTTTCGGGTCCCCCATGATGGCGCGGTTCGGATGGAAGTCGCCGCCGAAGGGGCGGAGCTTTTCATACGCCATTTCCAGGACCTTGACATCCTGAGAGCAGTGATGGACGACCTCATTGAGGGAGGGCAAGTGCCCCGCCACCGACCGGCTCAATGCTCTAAAGCTGAGCGGGGTCTTTACCTCGGGGAGGTCGAGGAAGTCCTGCACCGTCGCCAGGCGGTTGGAGTGTAACTTGAGCTTCTTCCGCGCCGTTTCCCACCCGTCGAAGTGGGGGATCTGGGGGAGAGGGGGCAAGCCATACCAGAGGCGCCGCGTCTGGATGAAAGGGAGGTCGAATCGCTTCCCGAACCACGTGACTTGCATGTCTGCCTGGAGGTAGACCTTCTCGAAGGCGAGAAGCAGGGCCCTGTCATTGCCGGGGTCCTTCCGCCACCCCTTGAAGTTGTTGATGGCGAGGACCTTGGTCGCGGCCTCGCCGTGCCATTTGTATCCAATACAGACCACCGTACCGATGCTTGCTGCGAGGTGGGTTGCTTCGATGTCCCAATGCAAGATGCGGTATGACGGGGGTGCGTCGCTCATTTGTCCACTTTCTTTGTCATGAAGCGCCAAAAGGTTGGATTGTCCTGGATGTGGCCGACCAGGGCGGTGCCGAGTAGTTCGCAGACCTTTTCCTCCTCGTCTTCGTCGATGTCGAGCTTGCCGCGCCGAATGAGGACGTGGAGTAGCTCGTGCATGAGCGTGTCGCGCTCGAGGAAGGGAGGTAGTCCATCCTCGATGCGGACATCATGTGTGTCGTTAGCGGTGACGCCGAAGCAGTGGTCGCCGTCCTGGGTGATGGCCCCTTTAGGCTCCCACTTGATCGACAATATTGCCCCTGCGACCCTGTGCTTCTCGGGCCTCTTGATTGGTGCTCCCACTTACCCCTCCTATAGCCAGAGCATGCAAAACCCTGCGAATGCCAGGGCTAGTGTGTATAGCTCGAAGCTCACTTGGTTGGGGTGGAGGGGGCAATGGGGGCGACAGGAGTCACGCCGACTACTTGTGTGGCACTGAGCATACCCGCGATGTCGGCCTTGGCTACCGCATACTCCCCTTGCAGGAAAGTCGCGATGTCCGTGGGCGCAAGGCTTTGGGCTCCGCTTGCCTTGGCCTTGGTTGCGAATGCGTGCAGCCGGTCGGCGAACCCCTGGAGGGTCGCGTCCCCGGCAGTCAGCATGCCAAGACCTTGCTGGAGCAATTCGGCGACAGTGAGGATCGCTTCGATGTCTACTGGGCTCATTTCTTGACTCCCTGCGATGCTTGCAACTGCTTCAGCCCCGCGACGAGGGCATTGAGGGCCGCATTAGCCTCGGCGAGGGTTTGGGCCTCCGTGGGAGCAGCATTCCCCGAATCGACCATAACCTCTACCGAGTGGACCTCCTCGACGATGACAGTGAGTTGGCCTTGGGCTCGCAGGCAAGCAGCGCCAAGCGGGCCCGCTACGTCCTGCCCCATGCAGATGGACGCCCCGAGTTCCGCCGCTCCTTCGATGGCGGCGTAAGCGGCGGCAACGGCTTTGGCATCAGGGGGCAGGGACGTTTCGTCCTGTGTGATTTGCGACATG